TTAAAAAACGCTCTCTTCTCTCTCGGTTGCTTTGCCCACCACTTCTTTCGATGGTATCGATTTCGTTCCGGATTTTGATCCCGCCACCGGCGCATCGCTCGTGCCGCACTGCCGGCGTCGCCCTCCTGCCAGCGCTCACTCTTCTCGTCGTAGGCGTCTTGCAGTTCGTCTTTGACTTCCTCCGCCCACGTACGAGCGCTGGAGAGCGTCTCGTTGTACGTCCGGATGGCACTGTTGGCGTCTTCCATCGCGGACGCGATCGCGGACCGCATCGTCTCCATGGCGTCCTCCAATACGCCCTTGGCCTTGTTCAACGCTTCGACGTGCTCGCCCTTCTTCCGCAGCCCATCCTTCTTAAGTCCGAACGCCATCGGTCACCTCCTCGATCGTCATCTTGTACTCTTCCAGGAACCGGCCCGTCGGACTAGTGAGCGCCATGTGCTCGTCCGAGAGCCAGCAGATATCGAAGGCCCGACGCGAGCGCACGGCGGACGCCCCGGCTTCGATCATGTGTAGGTACGCTTCGGTCATCGTGTCGAAGCGCATGCGCATCGGGGGTAGCCCCTGCGCGGTCAACGTTTTGGTAACGACGTAGTTCGTCACGGCGCATCTCCTCTCCCAGTGCGCGTAGCAGAGCCGATGCCGTCGGCCCACGGTCGTGCCAGAGTGTCGGTCGTCGTTCACGTGTCGGCCACTGCACCCGATACGCGTCCGGATGCTTTGCCATTTCACACCTCCCTGAAATTCGCTGAAGAATTTCTCGACCCGAACCTGCCTACGGATTTGCCCCCGGTCGTGCCGCCCCCGCCGTTGCCCCTTGGGGCGTCCGGTCTGCCGGGGTGGGCAAGGCCCCCCGGCCCCGGTTATCGCCCCTGCAGCGGCCCCTAATGGGCGGCAACCCGGCCCCGGCCCCACCGGGGGGACCCCGCCCCGGCCATTAGCGCCCATTGCCGGGGCCGATCGCCCGACGCCGGGGGCGTTGCCCGGTCCCCGGCTTGGCCACGTCCTTGGGGTCGCCGCCACAGGCCTGACAGACCAGCCCATCGGTGTCGTGGTCGAACCAGCCGAAGTCGCCGCCATCCTCCGGCTCGTTGCAGTGCACGCATCGCTTCGAGTCCAGCCGCAGCTGCTGCTCGGCGGTGAGTGCGTTGCTTCGCAGGTTCACCTTCTCTGCGGCCGCACGTCCGTGCCGCATGCCGTCGGCGTGCGCGGTGCGCGCCACCGGCCCGAGCTTGCTCGCGCTCTTCCACGACTGGCCCTTCACGAAGTCGTCCACGGCCTTGAGATCCGACACGCGCACCAACGCCACACACCCGGCTGCGGCCTCCCGTCGCAGTCGTGCGGCCTCGTCATCGTATCGCTCCCCCAGCCGTCGCACGAAGGAGTCGATCCAGTTGTCGCGATAGCCACGCATCCGGTACGTGACGTTCTGTCCGGTCTTGCGCCACTCCTCGACATGCTGGTGGTAGTACTCGTGCCGGGCACGGTCGCTGGCCCGTTCGACGAACCGCTGGAGCACGACGAGGACGAACTCGCACTGCTCGACTTCGCTCTTGCGCCCGATGAGCGAGAGTCGCGAGCTCTTCGTGTACACCGCGAAGCGGCAGTTGTGTGCGGCCGACACGATGCCGGCCAGTCGCTCGATCCACGCCTGTCGTGACTTGCGCATCTCGAGGTCCGGGTACTTCGAATAGTCGATCGGGTAGTTCGCGATCGGGTTGCTGTCCTGGAACTCCTTGAACTCGATGTCGGTCATCGAGATCTTGTGCTTGGCCAGCAGCCGCTGCATCATCTCCGCGAACGCTTGCGCCTCAGCCTCGTTGCCGATGGCCGACGCACTCTCCGCATGACGCTTCAGCTTTCCGATCTTGTCGAGGATGGACTGGTCAGCCACGGGGCACCCCTCTCGGACGCGAACGACGTTCCCACTCGACCTCTTCCAGCGCTTGCTCGGGCGAGCGCAACCACGACGCGTACAACTCCGTGCGCGACACGGGACGCTCCCCGTGCTTCGCGATGTCGTAGCGCAACCACAGACCGACCGCAAGGGCTACGATCAGTACAACGATCATGACTCTCCTCCTGGTTGTCGAAGCACCTGCACACCGTAGCGGACCCGACGCTTGGTCCGTACGGCGTAGTGCGAAAACTTACTGGGCCGATTGTCCCACGCCAACTGCGACGCGTACAGACGCGCCTCACGCAGCAGGTCGAAGAGCACCGGCTCATTTGTGCCGTTGCGTTTCACCCGGACGACGACAGCGATGCCGTCCGGGTGCATGGGAGTGGGGTGAACAGCGGTATGCACGGTACGACCACGAAGCTCCAACATCAGTCCACCTCTTCTCCGCGCTCCAGTGCGCGGGCACGTTCCGTGTGACGGGCCGCTGCGGCCATGTCTCCATCCTGCCGAGCGAGACCCGCCATCTCCCACTCCTGGTCGGCCCGACGTTTCATCGGGTCCGACTGTCGCTCCCGGAAGCGTGCCTTCTGCTCCGGCGACCACCGGCTGATGTCACGAATTGCCATAGCCGTATCCTCCTCCGGTGGCCGAGTGCCACGTGTGCACGATCACGTGCTTGAGCCCCATCGTGCCGCAGTACCGAAGGGTCTCCACCCACGTGCTCAAGTTCTTGGCGTAGAACCCTTCGATGAAGACGGTGAAGCTGCCGCTGTTGACAACGATCTCGAGCGTGTCCTGCGAGTTCATGACTTGCGCTCCTGCCGCTTCGACGCGGCGACCGAATACAACGTGTCCACGATCTCCTTCAACTGCTCCGCCCCCTTTTCCAACTCCTCCGGTGTGCGGCCATTCAGACCGCCGACGTACACGTCTTGGATCAACTTCTGCAACCCCGTCTTGCTGAAATCCTTCATGATGTCCTCCTCTGGACGATGGTGAGCGTACCTTCCAAACCGATCTCTGCGTATCGAGTGCGCACACGGGGCGTCCCGCGCAGCACCAGACACACCGTGTTCCCGTCCCAGACGACGACCTCCCACCCGTCCGACAGGGCGAGTGAGAGGCAGACCTCCTGGGGGGTGTTGGGCATGCGCCCGTACTTGCGTTCGAACGTGGTCTTCATCTCGAGAGGAAGAGCAACAGCACGCTGTCGATCGACCCCTCCGCATCGAAGTGCGCGTACACCGTCGGACGCATCGTGCGCGACGGGTGCGCGTTCTCCTGTTTGAGAAACAGCGCCGCAGCCATCGTGGCCTTGGACGTATCACCGTCGCCGTGGTGCACGATGTAGCGATCGGTCTTGTCGTTGTACACGATCTTGGTCACGATGCCAAGATAGGTCGGATGGTCTTTCGTCGCGCGGTCTTGGATCGACGCCCGCACTGTGTTGTAGTCGCCACCGGCCGCACGGGCCTCGTCGGCCCACTCTGACGCGTATGCAATCGTGTTCATCTCAGTCTCCTTAATTAAGGTTGGGCGTGCTTCTGAATTTCCTCGGCCAAGGCACGGGCCATCGCCCGGCCCACCAACTGCTCGTCGAACACCCGAGCAGCGAATGCGTGTCCCACGGCATCGGCCGTGTCCGGGTCGAGACCGGCGTCACGAGCCGCATCTCGACCATGTCGGTAGGCTTCCTGTCGGACCCCGGCAAGCACATCGCGTCGTCTCACTGGCGGTCTCCCTTCTCCAACTCGACGACATCGCCCACTAGCACCTGACCGAACCGCTGGGAGGCGACTTGGTTCAGAGGGAGGCCACGCAGCCGTCCCTCTTCGTTGCAGTATGCTCGCGCACGAGTGCCGGGGACGGCTTCGATCCACCCACCCACAGCCTTCTGCAACTCGTCGAGCGTCACCTTGCGCTTGCCGAGCACCACCGTCTCGATGGTGCCATCCGTCTTGTAGATTTTCATGTCAGCCTCCTTAGCGAATGACCAAGTACTTCTGGTTGTAGCGGCAGTCTTTCGTGTGCGGCTCATCGTCGATCGCGCCGCAGTCCGCGCATTCGCCGTCTTCGCTGCGATCGTCATCGTCTTCATCCGTGTGCAATTGGAATCCGCTGTTCGAGTACGCCGACTCGCTCACGGTGCCCTCTTCGATTTCACCTTTGATGGGCAGCGCTTGCGGTGTGTGGTGGTAGTCGCCGTAGTCGGTGGTGAAGATCACGAGCGCGTTTTCGTCCTCGCCATCGAGGAGGTCGCGCAGTTCACGGACGGTGATGGTGCGAAGGGTTCTGGACATTTTGGTTTCTCCTATTCGGAACGGCCCGTGGGCCGGGGTGAACGAACTAGCTACGGAACATTTCAACTTCGTGATCGAGCAATTCGAGCACGCGACCATCCTTGGTCACGCACGTCCACATCGTGGTCACGACCGCCGCATCCGAATCGTCGATCGCGAATGCGATGGCCTTGTCAGCCTCTTCATCGACCGGACGGTTCAACAGGCGACCACCGGTCATCAGATTGTGCAGATCGCCCTCGGCATCCGAGTACATCACGTGGGCACCGACAACGAGCACGACGAGTCCGTTGTCCGACTCCGACGGATGGAAGTCGCGGCCGCAGAACCCGTTCATATCAACGCTGGTGATCTTGAGCAACATGGGACACTCTCCTAATTAAGGTTACAGGTCGATGGATGCAACGTTGCGACCCTTGCGCCCGACAGGCGGGTCCGCGATGAAACGCAGCGACATGTCGTCGTCGTCCTTGGTGCGCAGGTTCGTGTAACCCGAACCGGCGATGTGGGCCTCAACAGCGGCCCGTGCTTCGGGAATCGTTTTGACTTCGACCGTCCGCACGATTTTGAAATCGCCCGACAGTGAATACAAACGCAGTGGCATACCCATTCGGAACCTCGTCAGGCCGGTCCATTCCGGCGAGTGCGGCCAGCGCATCAATCAAGAAGGTGGCCGCACTTTCTAGCTCCAAACGAGAAACGAATGAGACCCTCTGGTTCCCGGAGTATCCACTTACGGCCACGGTCAGATCGTTCGCTGCCGTCTTGCCTCGTGCGTGGACCTGCTGCCGTTTGACTGCAGAGGGTCTCATCCGTTTCTCGTGTTCCCGTCCTTTTGTTCCCCGAGCAAGCGGCCGCGTGGCCGGTACAGGTTTTGTCGCTCAGCCGCAGATTGTGGGCATAGGACTTACACGCGGGTAATACGCTCGGAATTTTGTAGGAGGTCCGTTTTCGCGCTATCCTTATTTAAGGAGGCCGTGGGTTCGGCGGCTAGCCCCATGCGCTATTACGGTCGTACTTCAGGACCGGATTTTTCTGGGCCGCTTCAACCCGCTCGTCTCACGACGATCGTTTTCAGCAGGCGGCCCCGTCACCGACCCCGGCCGCGCCACCCGTCTGACCGGCCGAGTTCTTGTGGCCGACCCGCGCGAACAAGCTTAATATCCCTCAAACCCTCACCGATAGGGAAACTATTTTCTGTGAATTCAGGCCTAAGTCGAAAAAATTTCAGTGAGGGTTTAGGCCTGAATTTACCAATTCATACCGGCCTCCGAAACCACAGGGGAATTCGACAGTTTCCCTACTGCGGTTTCGGGGCCGATATCGGGCACTATTGCGTGGTCCACGCCCCTCCTCGTGCGTGCGCCGGGGGCGGGTCCACACGCGGTTCACGTGTGCATCGCGCGCAGTACTGGAAGTACAACAGATCTTTGCCGTCGGCCATGAGATTCGCCCGCCACACTTTCTTCGGTGCGCGTGTGAACCGATGTCCGACGAGCCAACACCACACGGTCAAAAGTTTTCTCATGTCAACTCTCCTTCATCAAACGAAACGTTGCATACCACGCATCCGGATTCGTCCAGCGCCCGCTGCCGAACGGCGTCGCTACGGCAATGCCACTGGCGAGCCCGAATACCTGCGCCGATAGTTCCCTAGCCGTCCGGATCGTGGGGTGCGGGAACGGAAACACCGCCACGTAGCCCTCGGAGTCCGGATGCGCTTCGATGCGCGTCGGCTCCAAGGACTGCAATCGGTCCCATACAGAACGCGTTTCTGCTGGGATGGTAGGTGCTGCTGCAACGTGTCTTTCAGGCGCTGCAACTCGCGGGCTACTTTTGCGAACGCCAGCTCGGGGGCCTCGCATGAATGGGCGACCACAACGCGGACACTCGGGGTCGCAGTAGTGGCAGAACACGCGTGCGCAAGCGCGACACACAATGCGTCGCCTATCGTGGGTCGGACATTTCCGACGACGACGACGCATCGCCCGGTCATAGTCCGCTTGGAGGAGTTTGCTTCGGAGGTCATCACGCTGCCCCATCGAGCCACCGCACGGTGCCGATGCCCCACGGCCCAAGGATTTCCTCCGACATCGCCGCGTCCTCGTTTGTGATGACGCACCACCCTAGCAACTCCCACGCCAACTTGCCTTTGTGATACCGCATGCGGCATCGCAAGATGACGTAGGTGTCCGTGTCGTTTTCCAGCACCGGGTTCTTGGCGTAGACCTGCTGCCACATTTCAATCGACACGAGACACCGGATAGCAATTTCTGTGCCATCGGGAATGTCCTTGCCCGGTCGATAGTCGGGCAGTTGCTTCGGGGCGCGGAGCATGTCGCGCCGCACCATCTCACGAATGGAGTCGTTCAGGTTCATGGCTTACTCCAATTCGTTCTTGACGGCTCGTGCGGCATCGCGCATCGCCAACACCGCCGTATCCTTCTCCTGCTCGCTGGTGGCATGCACGATGGCGTGGGCCCCGTGTTCGACGGCTGCGGCCAACTCGCGGACCTGCTTCTTAAGGGCGCGCAAGTTGATGAGAGTGACTTCCTGTGCGGCTCGATTGCGTGGCTTCTTCGTTTTGGTGGCCATGGGACGACTCCTACTGGTGGTTGAACGGACCTTCGAAATAGGTGGCATCGGCATCCCACTCGGGATGCTCGAAGAGCCACTGCTGTAACTCCATCGGCAGCAACGCAAAGTGCTCCCGAGGACGGTAGATCATCTTGCGTGTGTACGGCCGCCACAGGCGGGCCGCCGGGTGAATCAACAACGTGGTGCCGACCCCGTGGTCGCGCCATGGTTTGGACAGCACCACGGTCAACTGTCCGTCGTGCCATCCGGTCCACGTGCCGTGGATATGGTCATGACTCCCGTCGTTGCCGAAGACGTCGAGGCACTCGGTGCTCCAATGCGACTTGGACTTCCACTCGTCGCCGGAGCAGCGCGTGATGAAGGTTTTAGCCTTGGGCACGAGACATCTCCAGGATCTCCCGCAGGGTAGAGATCGTGGTCATGGCCGTGGAGACCGGGGCCGGCATGCCGGCGATGGACACCTCAGAGCTGTCCAAGGCCTTCAAGACCGCTTCGGCAGCGACCTCCAACGAGCAGTGCCAGCACACGTTGTCCACCAGCTCGGGATTCCGGTCCACATGCCGGCAGTTATCAGACCGTGAATCGGCCATGGTGCCTCCTCCGTGGATCCGGCCGCATGCGCACGCGACTATTTACACCCCAGATCTGCACTTGGAAGTGGAAGTCCGTACCACGCTCGCTGAACTCCGAGTTGATCGAGCACTCCGGCCACGAGATGAACAATTGCTGCCGGTCATGGGCTCGCAGGATCGCGTTGCAGAACTGTTGAATCCAACGTCGGTCGATCTCTGCGTCGTCAATACCGAAGAGGATGTCACAGGCTTCTTCGTCGGACATCTCCGGCACTGCCTTCGGCATGTTCTCCGGCGGCACGACCCGTAACACGCATCGCTCGATCGCGATGTTGTCGCCGTCCTCTGCTCCATACCATACGAGCTCGTAGGCCCATCCGGTCTGTTGCACCTTGTCCTCGAGAGTGCCGGCATTGCCGATGCAACGCTTCCACATCTTGCCGGAATACGTCCCTGTCGGAATGGTGCCGCTGTACTCCGCGAGCTTCTTGAACGTGTCGTACGTCATGTAAGCTCGCGCCCCGTGGAACACGATCTCAGACCGATCGGGCTGATTCCAATACCGGCCTTTCGGATCCGTCATGTCAGGGATCTTCATCGCTTCTTCCTTTTCTTGCCCCGGTTGTGCGGGGGCGGGGCAGGGGGCCAACGCGCCAACACCGTGTCAGTGTATTCGTCGTAGACCCGTGTAATGCGTTTGAATTGGCTGTGGAGACGGATCGCGGCCTCGGTCGCTTCCGTTTGCGTGGCATGCCGACTGTCCACTACCCAGTCGCTGTAGGAGGGGCGATGCGCTTGCACGAGAAACGGTTTCACCTCAGGGAATGGCTTCACGCGAACTCCCCTGCGTGCTGCTCGTCGATGGGCCCGAACACGGGAGAGGGCGACGGCCATCCCGGCTCCACACGCATCCACGGGCGCCACCACACCGGCTCGTACTCCTGCTGGGTGGTGAGACGCCACCGTGTGATAATCACCACGTAGTCCTTCTCTGCGGCAAACACGGCGCGACCGAATTGATCGTGCGTGTGTCCGCAGAGATCGGGATGCACCGCCCGCAAGAAATCCACAGACACCGGCACCCGCGTTTCCATCCCAGAGATATCCGGGGGGCGTGGAGTCAGTCGTGCGCGATTGCGCATGGCAAAGTGGCTGTCGTGGCGCACGAGCTCGACCACCTTTTCTTTAGCGATCTGCATCGGGCTTCCTTTCGATGATCGCCTTGCACACGCGTTCCCACGCCGAGGTGGCTTCGATGAACCGACTCGCGTCCTGCATATTGTCGCGGTCGAAGTCCTCCCACCGTGGCTGTGGCGGCAGGGTGATGGTCGTAGTTGGTTGCGTCACCACCTGCACGACGGGACGCATGGCCCCACCACACTTGCACACGACACTATCCTTCGTCGCGAACTGGTGGTCCCAATCGGTGCAGTCGTTCTTGCGCCGACAGTTCTCGTTGTCCCTCGCCCCGCACACGGAACATTCGCCCGTGATCCCGCAGTGGCGTGTAATGATTTTCATCGTGTGGACTTCGACGGGCATTAGAGCACCACCCCATAGCGATCGGCGATGTTGGACAACGTGGCCATGGCGTCGAGGATACCCATGTGGCCGGTGCGCCAGCTACGTTCGTTCAGTGGGGTGCGGCCCCGGAAGAGCTCGCGTGCCTCCTCCAACGGCAACCCGAGAAAGCGCTCCAGCACTTCCACCCCAGCGGCATCGACGCCATCGGGTTTGGCCCAGCGCTGTTTCACCACGTGGTACGCGACACAGCCTCGGTCGCGCGTGAGCAAGCAGCTGCCGTAGTCAAACTCAGCGGGCGGCACTTGCTGGAGGTGGGCATATAACTTCCGTGCGTTCGGTTCGTTGAACATCCGTCCCTACCGTAGGACCGTCAACAGTGCACCGATCCACAGGGATCGTCAACAGCCATTCGTCGCGCAGAGCTCGCCAGTCGGGCTCCGATCGGGCCATCACAGCCCTCCTCCCCAGGAAACGAACAACCGCCGGCACCCGCGGACGGTCCGCGAGAGGGCAATAATTTGCCTCAAAGGCCCCCCAAGTGCGCCACAGGAATCGTCCACTTGCAAGAAGAAGCGACGGTTACATGGTTTTCGACGTCGTGAAACTCGTGTAACCGTCGTTTGTTTTCGTGGGGGTCAAATTAAAGCGACGGGTACAGGAGTTGCGGAGGCACAGCACGAATTAAAACGACGGTCACATGAGTTGTCGTGCTCAGCGTGTGGTAGGAAAAAGAGATTCGATGTGAAGTGGGAGAGGCGAGAACGAGGAAATAGGGGGTGTGTAGCGCATGTGTTTGCAACGATAGGCGAGACACGAGTGGTGGCCGGAAACACGGAGTGAAAAGGACGTGAAGGGAATTGCGCCGCTATATGGGGGGAGGGAGGAGGGCCGGGTTGCGCCGCAAGCTTGCTCCCCTCAACTCTTCTTAATAAAATTTAATTTCATTTAGCAAAAGGTAAGAAGGTGTAGGGGGCACACCCCCCTCCCCCCATTCTTGAGCGCAATTCTAAAACGTCGTTTTGCGTCAGGAAGCATGGTGGTGAATACGGGCTCACCCTTATGTAGTCACATGGGGTGAAACGGGACGGGGCAATTTGGTCCGTGTTCCGGGGGACATTAGGTCCCGTGGCCATGGTGTGTATCGACAGCAGAAGTGCGCACATTCTCAGTCGTTTGGTACTTCACCGACTACACATGCCACGCGTGAGGACGTGATGCAATTCAAGGGCCCAGCATTTCCGTCATGGAAAGAACCCACCGCCACTACCCGTACGCTACAAACGCACCACACGTTGGCACCGGGTGAGCAGTACGTACCGCACGAATCCGCCAACGGCAAAGCCGCACAACGTCGACGCCGACAAATGGCACGCGATCAAGCCAAGCGCTTGCGCAAGCAGTACGGCAGCGATGTGGTGGAAGGCATTGACCCCCAGAGTGGCGGGCTGTTGCTGAATTTCACGGAGAAAAAGTAGCATGGCTACCCGAGGGCGCAAGCGAAAGCCGTTGGTGGGGGGGTGGAAGAAGCGCCGACCGAACCCGACGGAGCGCACGGTGCTGAGGCGGGCCCTCCGGCAGCTGGAGCAGCCACGACCGAAGGTCAAGCACAAAGCGTTCGATCGTGATGTGCACATGGAGACGGTGGAACAGGGAGGCAAGGTCAAGATCCTGTTGAAGAAAGGTTCTCCGGGCCGTGCGAAAGGCGCGACCAATCGTGTGCCACGTGGCGTGCGTGCGAGTATCAAAGCCATCATCGAAGACGTGGTGAAAGGAAACAGCAAGGATGTACGCACCGCATTCGAGGGCGGGCTGCGTGGCGGTCCCCAGCATGCGGATCGCTACCTCAAGTTGGCAGCTGAGTATCTCGATGGCAAGCCTACCGACAACGTGAATCTCAATGCGCGATGGAACCAGGACGAGCTCGCCACTGCGCGAGAACAACTTGGGAAGAAGTTGAGCAGCATGTTGAGTCTCATCCTCAACAGAGACGAGTCGTAGGCATGCGGACTCGTGCGTTTGAATTTCATTTCCGCCCGATTGATCATGCGTCGTCGGGGTGGTCACCGCTTCACGGTTCCGTAACGTGCGAGGCTGAGGAAATTCCTGAATGCATAACTGACCGGGGGCGCGCATGACCGTTTTCCTGCTGCTCGTGCTGTTGCTGCTGTGTGTCGTGTTGTACTGCTGGGTCGAAGTCAAACTCGTGCGCTTGCGTCGCCGCTACATCGTGATGCTGTTGCACGTGCGTGGTGAAATGTCGCCGGTCGAGATCGCCCGCGAGGTCGGCATGGTGCAAGGCACCGTGTACCCGATGATGCGCGAGTTGGAGGACCGCGGACTCGTGCTTCATCGCGTCGAAGCCATCCCGCTGCCGCCCGATCGCGGCTATCTGGTGCGCTTTGCCCCCGGCCGTCACCTGTACCGGGCCACTGTTACCGGGGATTCGCCGGTGGAGGCCGCGTAATAATGCGTCGGTATTGCACGAACTGCCGCGAACGCCTCACCCTACCCAGCCGATTTCGACGGCTCTGCCCGACCTGTCGGCGGCCGTTTAACCGGGGCGCACTGGTGGCGTCCCTCGTGTACCTCGTCGCGACCCTCGTAAAACTGCTTATTTCCTTTGGAGGCCCCCAGTGAAGAGACTCTGTATCGCCGTCCTCGCCGTGTGCATCGCTGTTTTGCCCCTTGCCGGGTGTTCCATGTTCGATCGCGACGGCGACAACAACCCTGTGACACCCACCCAGCCGGGGTTGCAGCTGCCCGTTGTCATCAAATTCGAAGCCGAGAGCGCCACCGTGAAAGTGAATACGTGCACCACGCTGCGCTGGGAGACGTTGTACGCCGTCACCGCGAACATTACACCCAACATCGGCAACGTCGGTCCGGCCGGGAGTCGGCAGGTGTGTTTCTCCACCACCGGGCTGAATCAATACACCTTAACGTTGACCGGCAGTGACGGCCGACAACCACCGCCCTCATTTGCGAGTGTCCTCGTCACACCGTAGCTCGAACGAAGGAAAGGAAGGCCCCGGTGAATCTGTTCAAGCGATTCAAGCGGGATCTGTACGATGAGATTCGTTTGCTCGTCGCACAGGCCATCGCCGCAGAGCGAGAGAAGCAGGTCATTGCTCTGCTGCGCGAATGTAAAGACCTGCTGTTGCAGATTAAGAAACAAGGAGAGACCCTCATGTCACAGAACGATCAGCTGAAGGCCGCGTTGCAGAAGATCGACGCCGCCACCAACAGCATTGCCACTTCCGTCACGAGCACTGCCGAGGCGACGACCAACATCGCGGGCGATCTCAAGACGCTGAAGGAAAAGCTCGAGGCCGCCGGTGGCGTCGATCAGGCCGTGCTCGACTCACTGGACGCCTCGGCGTCGCAGCTCGAGCAGAACGCCGCAGTGCTCGCCGAAGCAGCCAACACGCTGCAGGGCATCGCTGCGGAAACGCCGGAAGACCAGGCGTAGCGAGGTCTGCCTTCGGGCAGTCGGGTGGGCCCTGGCCAGTCGGCCGTGTCCAACGTCACCGTTGGCTGGGGCCACCATCTTCTGGGAGACGAGGCAATGAAAAGCGTGTGCGGGTTCGTGATGCTCGTGTTCATTCTTGTGACCGTGGTTGCGGGACCGGAGTTGTCCGCGATGATGCAGCGACGTTCGGTCACCGTCGCTACCATTGGCACGTCCAGTCAGGCGATCTCGGTCGCGGCTGCAGATGTGCTTCTGTACAACAACGACGGCAAGATGCTGTTCACCCCCAGCATCCCCGGCAACTACATGCTCTGCATCAATGTACGTCCGGTGCCGACGAACGCTGCTCGTGTTGATGACCCGCCCATCGTCCCTGTCGAACGATGCGCCAGTGTCGGATGGCTTCGATCGACACTTGAACGTGGCGCTGGAGGCTTCTGATGAAGACACTCGTTCGTGTGCTCGTGATTCTTGGATTGGCCCTATGGCCGTCCGTTGCGTTCGGTCAGTCGATGGTGTACGCTCGTGGTATCGACGCGGCCGGTACGTGGTTCCGTTTCGATACGGACCATTGGACGTCGGTCGGCACCGCTGAACCAGCTTGCCCCGCCACACTGTCGTGTCCGTCTGGCACGTCCATCGTCGCCGGTGATGGGGCGATCTGGTCCATCGATGCGTCCTTCAAATTGCTACGCAACGGAACGCCGATGGCGAACGGGGAAGGCAACTTCCTTAAGTTAGTTCCCCCGGCGTCGTGTCAATGGTACTGGGACGGCAGTAAGTGGGTCGCGAACTTCGTGCCGTGCGCGGCCCCCGGCATTCCCGTGCTGAATGCGACGGCCACGACTTCGCCGGTATCGTTTGCCACCTGTCCTGCGAAGATCACGACGGTGTTGCTGCCGAATGCTTCGACAGGCGCATATCGATTCACGGTTGAGATGCCAACCGGCTGCATGATCATCAACAGTACGTCGTTGAACAAGCCTGTTGAGATCAAGAAATAGCGATGGAGCAAACCATATTCCAAGGGTTGGGGCTGCTCCTCGGCACGGGATGCCTGGGAGCATTGATCCGCATCGCGATTCTTGCGGGCCGGTACATGCAGCGACTGGAAGAGGTGGAGAAGGACATCAAAGAAGTGAAGGATACCGTGAACAGTCTGGGCAATCGGTTCAATCAGGTGGTTCGCGCTGCGCAAATTCCGGCCGAGATGATGGCGAAGAAAATCAGCGACGCCATCCTGTCACACGCGGCGTGGATGGGTCCGATGCTACTGCCGTTCTTCGGTATGTACGGATTGCATCCCGACGTGCCGCATCTCCGGGAACTGCCGGTGTTGGCGACGTCACGTCCAACTCCCGTCGTGGTGACGCGGTCCATGCTCGCGCGAAAACCGAGAGGCGTGGGCGTCCCGACGCGTGGTGAGTCGATCGAACCGGTGAAGACCGCGGTGTTCGCGTTCATTCAGGAAGGGCCGCGCAGCACGAAATCAATTTACGCACTACCCTTCCCGTACACACGCATCTCGTACGCGATCCGACTGCTGTCGGAGAGTCGCGCGATCGAACCGACGAACGCGTGGGACCAGGGCATGTTCGTGCGTGCGTACCAAGTGAAAGCACAGGCAGCAGCCGCCTCATGATTCACCCCCAGATCCTCGCCCGCGTCCCGCAGGGCCAATCGCCGATCCTGATGATAGCTAAAGGACTCGGCCAGGATCGCTTGGACAAGTTCATCTCGTCCCTCACCGGCGTGGAAGCGATGCTGCTGCGCTACGAATGGGACTTGTATGCGCGTCCAGCCCAGCGCCCGCCCGAGGGCAAGTGGGATACGTGGGTCATTATGGCCGGTCGCGGGTTCGGCAAGACCCGACCGGGGGCCGAGCAGTGCAAGATTTGGGCGGAGGAGCTCGGCAAGGACTACGGCGGGGGCCACATTGGGCTCATCGCGAAGGACCCGCAGGACGCCCGCGACGTCATGATTGAAGGTGAAAGCGGCATCCTGGCGTGCTCGCCTCCGTGGTTTCGACCGACCTACGAGCCTTCGAAACGCCTACTGACATGGCCGAACGGGGTCATCGCGCACACGTACTCGGCGGAAACGCCCGATGACCTGCGCGGCCCGCAACACCACAAGCTGTGGGGTGACGAACCCTGCAAATGGAAGCACGGGCAGGACACGTGGGATATGGCGGAGCTGGGACTGCGGCTTGGTCACAATCCGCAAGCGCTGTTAACCACAACTCCACGGCCCGTGCCCTTTTTGATTGCGCTGCTGAAAGAGCCCGGCACGCGTGTGACGACCGGCAGTACGTACGAGAACCAAGCGAACCTGTCGAAGAAGTTCATCAAGAAGATCATACGCAAGTACGAGGGCACGCGTCTCGGCCGACAGGAGCTGCATGCCGAGATGTTGACGGACACACCGGGCGCGCTGTGGACGTTGGACCTCATCGAATCGTTGCGTGTGCAAAAGATGCCGTGCGAACTGGTCACTGCCATCATTGCCATCGATCCTGCCGGCGTTGCGCCGAAGGACGAAGAGGCCGAGGATGACGAGATGGCAGAAACCGGTATGGTGTACGGAGGCAAGGGCGAAGACGGGCATCTGTACGTCTGCGGCGACATCTCCGATCAGCTCTCTCCAGCGAAGTGGGGTCGCAAGGCCGTCTCGTTCTATGAGACGTTGAAGATGGACCGGATCATCGCAGAGACGAACAACGGTGGCGACATGGTGGAACACGTCGTGCGCACCGCGGCGGAGCACCTCGATATCGAGATTTCGTTCAGAAAAATCACGGCGAGCCGGGGCAAGCACACACGCGCAGAACCGGTAGCGGCGTTGTACGAACAGCGACGGGCGCATCACGTAGGGTTGATGCCGGACTTGGAAGACCAGATGACGACGTGGGTCCCGGGTGATAAGTCGCCGGACCGTATGGACGCACTGGTGTGGCTGGGGACAGAGGCGATGCTGCTGTCTCCGGACGATGAATACTTCGCGTAAGCGGGAGGCGAGAGTGGGACTTCGTAAAGCAATCGGCGACGTTGCGTTCAAGGCCGCGTTGTCGGTCATGCAGAAGACCGTCAGCGATCGGATGACGGACACGCAGCTCGTTCAGTTCCTGTTCGGTCAGTCGACCAGCTTGCCGCGACCAGGAACGGGCGCGCTACTTGGAATGTACTCGACCAGCCCATGGCTTCGCGCCGTGACACAGCGAACCAGCTGGGCGGTGTCGGCGGTGCCGTGGACTTTGTCCGTAGTGACCTCGAAGGAACCGGACAAGCGAGGCAAAGCGGTTCGGCATCGCATGTTGGCCCGTTGCATGGACCCGCAGACGCGTGTCAAGATGTACAAGTCGTTGCGACGCGACGACTCGCTGCGTGAACTGACGGACCATCCGGCGCTTGCGCTGATGGACGACGGCAATTCCAAGTTCGCCGGGCAAACAGTTCGCTCCATCACCCAGCAGCACTTGGACTTGGTGGGTGAAACCTTCTGGATCATGGACCGCAACGGGCTCGGTTTGCCGTCAGCGATCTGGCCCGCCCCGCCTACGTGGTGCGCGACGCGGCCGCTGGAGGGGTTGAACCCCAGTCCATACAACCCGAAGTACTACGTCTTCACGAGCCCTACGGGCTCTCGAGAGGTGCTGGCGGAGGATGTGATTCGGTTCTACCATCCGGACCCGCAGGATCCGTACAACCGCGCGAGCGGTATCGGCCACGTGCTGGGCGACGAACTGGAGACAGACGAGTTCGCTGCCAAGTATACGAAGCGCTGGTTCAAGAACAACGCCATCCCGCCGATGATCGTGTCTCTCAAAGATACGAAGAAGGACAACGTTGAACGGTACGAAGACGCGTGGATGAAGAAGTTGTCCGGGCGGCCGAACGTTCCGTTCTTCACGAACCGCGAAGTCACCGTCGAGCAGTTGAACCAAACGTTCCAGCAGATGGAGCTCACGCAGTTGCGCAAGGACGAGCGCGATGCGATCATCCATGTGTTCGGTGCGCCTCCGGAAATCTTCGGCATCATCGAGAACTCGAATCGCAGCACGATCGATGCCGCCGACTATCTGTTCGCGAAGTACGTGGTGGTGCCGCGCCTCGAGTTCTTGCGCATCACCCTCCAGAAGCATCTGATCGAACGGTACGACGATCGGTTGATACTGGACTACGTGAGTCCAATCGTGGAAGACAAGGAGTTCAATCTGAAGGTGGTGCAAGCCGCATCGGCCGCCTTCGAAGTCGATTACATTCGGGAGCTCGGCGGGGCCGGTCCCGACAAGCAGGGTGCAGGACAAGGACGTTTGGTGCCGCTGGGAACCACATGGGTGCCTTCGCTCACAGAGCTGGCGCCACCGGAAGAAAGCGAACCGACGGACCGACCTGCACCCGTCCTCGAGGGCGACGATGCCGACGATGAGTAAGCGTTCCATCCCGTCGATCGTGTCGAAGATTCGGCCTACGCAGTTAACACGGCGGTACAACCCGCTGATGGCCGATATCGTGACCACGTTCGGGAAACGCGCCATGGCAACGGTCGGCAGCGAGGACGTCTTTCGCGTCAATCGCCGTGTCTCGAATTTCATTCGAGCGCAGCAGGGCGCACTCATTCGCGTGAATCGAACCACGCAAAAGCGCATCGGCAACTTGATTGCGCAGAAAGTGGAAGCCGGGCACTCGGTGGACCAGATCGCACGGGCAGTGAAGGAACGGTTCATCGAGATGTCACAGGGACGGGCGGACACCATCGCCCGTACGGCAACGACCGAGGGGTCGAGTTTCGCATCCGTGGAAGGCTATCGACAGGCGGGCGTGGAAGAAAAGGAGTGGCTGACGACAGTGAGCGGCGACTCTCGAGCATCGCATGTGGCGATGGACGGACAGATTGTGGGCATCACGGAGAACTTTGAATCGGGCGACGGAGGCACGGCCCCGTACCCGGGAGGGTTTGGCGATCCGAGCGAGGACTGCAACTGCGAATGTGCAGTACTGCCGGTGGTAAGTGAGAAACGACTCAGCTCTCGTGCAATGATCTTGAAAGCGTTCGAGCGGTTGCGCGCCCCGCACAGACGTGCGATGCGTTCGGCCATGGGCAAAGCGTTTGCTGCGCAGAGCGACGCGGTGGTGGCAGCAATACGGGAATACGACGACGTGGCCGAGGCCGCGTAAGAGAAGGGACGGTATGACGAGGACCGCAGAACGAAATTACATGAGTCCGGAGGGGTTCTCGAAACTCCTTCAGGCTGTCAAGGGTGATGTGACGCAGGTGGACACGTCCACACTGGCGATCCTGTGCCCCGTGCGCTCAGAAATCAAAGCGCTCGGGGGCGAGAACAGCCGCCTGATTGAGTTCGTCATCACCAGCGATCGAGTCGATCGGGAGCAGGACACGCTCGCGCCCGACGGTTGGGAGACCGAAGACTACCAGAAGAATCCGGTAGTGCTGTGGGCGCACGACCACTACTGCCCGCCCGTGGGTCGCAGCGTGTCGTTGTCGAAGAGCGGTAGTCTGATCAAGAGTATCTGCGAGTTCACACCGCAGGATCTCAACCCGTTCGGCTACATGATCTACCAGATGTACGTTCAGAAGTTCATGAGTGCGGTGTCGGTCGGCTTTCAGCCGATCGAGTACACGTACGCTGCTGACCGTAAGTACGGCATCAACTACATTCGGCAGGGGCTGCTCGAATACTCGACAGTGCCCGTGCCGGCGAATCCGGACGCCCTCGCCGTCGCGCGAAGCAAGGGCATCGACACGGCACCGCTGCGGTCGTGGGCGGAATCGATTCTCGACAGCAGCAACAAGAAAGAGCTCGGCGACGAAGCACGGCGTCGGCTCGAGGTACTACGGGCGGCATCGTCGCCCAGTGGCCGTGCGCTTATCCTGGAACTGGGAGAGATGAAGATGACAGGGACGGACACGAAAGACAAGCCGACCACGTCTGATGCGCCCCCGGCTCCCGCGTCTCCCGTCAAATCGGTGCAGCGTTGGGAGTGTGGAACGGAAGGGCATCTGCACAACTCTGAGGAGGATGCGAAGTCATGCAGCAACCTCGGAGACGAGATCGAGACTCTGTGCAAGCAGGGACTCAGGATCGCCGAGTTCGTTAAGATGGGACGACTCCTGAACGACGACCAGAAGAAAAAGGTCAAGGAGGTCCTCGACAGTTTGTCACCGGCCCCGGCTCCCCCGGCGGCCCCAACGAAGGAGGATGCACCAGCGACGGAAGAATCCGGCGTCTTCGAAACGGAAGCAGAAGGCGACGACGACAACGAGAACGAGAAGGGCTTCGAGCTCGAGATGACCGAAGAGGCCCTGACTGCCGCTGTCACCGCAGCGGTCACCGAGGGACTGAACAAAGTGACAGGGCGCGTGGACTAGTCGTCCGTCGGCCCACAACGTAAGTGTTACGAAGGAGCGAACGAATCATGTCCGAGACTGACAAGAACAAGAAGTCATGGACGCCGGACCAGCTGGTCGCAAAGATCAAGGAAGTCTGTGGCGTCGTCGTGGCGGAGCGACTGGAAACTCTCCAGAAGACCGTCACGGATCACGGCCAGTGGATCAGCGGGGCCAGCAGCCATGGCAACCCGCGCATCTCGCTGGCCACCACGAACGATATGAAGGGACTCCTCACGGGCGGTATCGTGACGTCTCTTGCGCTCGCGCGTGGCAATGCCAAGGATGCGCTTGACAACGAGAAGAAGCGCTACAACACGGACAAGTCCGAGCACCAGGCTTCGATCATCAAGGCACTCGAATCGAGCACTGGCACTGCCGGCGGTTTCCTCATCCCCGAGGAATACTCGTCGGACTTCATCGACCTGCTGACGCCTCGTGCGGTCGTGCGTTCGTTCGGCACCACGGTGCTCCCGATGTCCTCGGGCAGCATGATTGTGCCGAAGCTGACCGCCGCGAGCTCCGCGTACTACATCGGAGAGTCGCAGCAGCCGACGAAGAGCCAGCCGTCGTTCGGCATCAAGCGGTTGAACGCCCGCAAGCTCGGGGTGCTCGTGCCGCTGTCGAACGACCTGATCCGTCGGGGCGGCCCGCGTGTCGCCACGGTGGTCCGCAACGACGCACTGCGCTCAGCGTCGCTGAAGGAGGACGTCTCGTTCATCCGCGCACAGGGTACCGACTACACCCCGAAGGGTCTGCGGTATCAGGCGGCTGCGGCGAACATCCTCACCAGCACGGGCGGTGGCACGTACGATCTGGACTCCGTCACCACGGACCTCGGTCGGATGGTGCTGGCGCTCGAGGAAGCGAACGTCGCGTTCTCGAACCCCGGCTGGATCTTCTCACCGCGCATCGCGATGTTCCTCTTCACGCTGCGTGACGGGCTCGGCAACTACGTCTTCCGGGCGGAGATGTCCACCGGCAAGTTCTGGGGCTACCCGTTCAAGAAGACCACGCAGATCCCGACGAACCTCGGGGACGGCAGCGACAGCGAGATCTACCTCGCGGACTTCGACGATGTGATCATCGGCGACACGCTGCAGATTCAGGTGGCCGTCTCGGAAGAGGCGACCTACGTGAACGAGAACAACGAGACCGTCTCCGCGTTCGCGCTCGACCAGACGGTCATGCGTCTCCTGATGGAACACGACATCGTGCTGCGGCACGACGAGTCGGTCGCCGTCATGACCGCGCCGTGGGCACCGGGAGGCGCCAGCTAGTCGCTGGCTCTTCTTCAACCATCAACGAAAGTCGGAAGGAAGGGAGTAGAGAACCATGCTCGGAACGAACATTGGAGCCTACGTCACCAGTCGCTTCGCTCTCCAGCGAACGGCACTGGGCGCGGGCGCAGGTGGCAACATTGGCGCCACCGACGGTACGGCTTTCCAGCGTACCGCGGTGCGTCCGTTGCACATCAGCACGAAGGTCGTCGTGGGGTACAAGACCACGCTGGCCTCGGGCAATACGCTCACGCTGACGGCGCAGCTGAAGGATTCACCGGACGGGATCACGTACTCGAACTTCGGAGCTTCGGCTTCGTCGGTCGTGACGGGTCTCGGCGGTGGCCCGCAGCAGGTCGGTACGCTGGAGCTCGACGTCAATCTGATGGGGGCGGACAAGTACATTCGTCCGACCGTCACGCCCGTGCTGTCGGCATCGGGTGTGGACACGGCCGAGATCTTCGGCGTGTACATCCTGGGTGGCGGCGAAACGGTTCCGCCGACGGAGTCCGCGCAGTAGTCGCGCTGGCTCCTGAATGAGGCGAACAAACGTGTGGGTGCGACACCATGAGGGTCCTGCTGGATCACCGGCGACGGTGGGCCTCCCCAGCATGGGGGTGTCGCACCCCACGGCTCTTCTTCCCTCGGAGGAGCAAGTGATAAAAGTATCTGATGTGACGATGTTCGGAAATGAACTCCGCTACGTAACGGAGGCCGTCCGCGAAGGATCGGTCTCATGGCACGGGCGGTTCGTACGTGAATTTGAAACGGCGTTCGCGCAGTACGTCGGGAGCAAGCATGCGCTGGCGTGCTGCAATGGAACTGCGGCGTTGCACCTCGCGCTCGAAGCGGCCGGTATCGGCCCCGGCGACGAGGTCATCGTACCGGTCTTGACCTACGTGGCTACGGCTAATGCGGTGCGCCACGCCGGGGCGCGTCCAGTGTTCGTCGATGTGGACCCCACCACGTGGTGCATGAATGTGGACGAGGCCGACCGGGCGATCACGTCGCGCACCAAAGCGATCCTGCCGGTGCAACTCTACGGCCACTGGCCCGACATGGGGCTGCTGCAACACATCTGTAAGCGTCGCCAGTTGATGCTGATCGAAGATGCGGCCGAAGCACTAACCGCGCATTGGAAGAGCCAACATGCCGGCACATTCGGTATCGCCGGGGCCTTCAGCTTCTTCGCTAACAAAACAATCACGTGTGGCGAAGGTGGCATGGTCGTGACGAACAGCGACGGCGTGGCCGATACGGTGCGTCGCCTCCGGGCCCACGGCATGGAGCAGTCCATCCACCAGTACTATCACGATCGGCTCGGCTACAACTATCGTATGACGAACCTGCAAGCGGCCGTTGGGCTCGCGCAGCTGGAGACGTTGCCGGTGTTGCAGTCGCGTCGGGTCGAAGTGGTGCACTACTATCGAACGCACCTGAGCGAATTCGAGCAGCAGTGGTCGTCGGTCACGGCGATCCCGAGCAATTGGATGTTTACAGTATTGGTACCGAAAGGGGTTTCAGTTACGGATGTGCGGGCGCGGATGGCAGAGGATGGCGTGGAGACCCGTCCTTCGTTCTTGCCATTGAGCACGTTGCCCATGTACTCCGATTCGCTACGGTCGTTCCCGGTAGCGTCGGATATCTCGAACAGGGGACTCTGCCTGCCAACCCACGCAGGTTTGACCGTCGCGATGCTGGCGCACGTCGAGACGTCGTTTCGCAAGGCGCTACAGGAGGCCGCATGAAAGTACTGCTACTGACCAAGACGTCAGAGTGGTGCCGTCGCGCGCACGCATTGATGCGCGATCGGTTCCCCGACCTGACGATTTTCGCCGGAGAGGCCGGCACGTTGCTCCCACCAGAGGTTTCGAAGTGGCGAGGCGATTTGATTCTGTCGTTCGTGTGTCCGTGGATTCTACCGGCAACGGTACTGGCGCACGCGGGACTGGCGATCAACTTCCACCCGGCTCCACCGGAGCATCCGGGCTTCGCCCCGTACTCGTGGGCGTTGTATGCGGGCGACGTCAACTACGGCATCACTGTGCATCATATGGTGCCGCGGGTGGACACGGGTCTCATCATTCGAGTCGAACGGTTTCCGATCGACCCGTCACAGTCTGTCTACCAATTGCAGCAGCTCACAATGCATCACCTGCTGACGGCGTTGGACGAGATGACCATCGCCGACTTCTACGTCTCGTCGGGCGATGAGTGGACCCGGACACCGCGCACGCGTCAGGATTTTGAAGTGCTGCGACATGTTCGCCATGAGATGGGCGAACGAGAAATCAATCGACGCATCCGTGCGTGTACGTATCCCGGTCGCCCCGGCGTGGAGGTGATCTCATGAAGCACATCCTCGAACTCTGGGAGCACTTCAAAGAGACGGGCATCATCGGGGCGCCGACGACATGGTACGAGCCGATCGTCATGACCCGGGAGGAGAATCTTCGTCGCGGCCACAACACGCGTGTGGATGGATTCGTGAAACTCGAATGTGGCAACGGTCTGTGGATCGGTGAGAACGTTCACATCGCCTCGTTCTGCCACATCGGTGTCGGAGGCGGCCACGTCATCATTGAAGACGGTGCGACATGCTCCAGCAGTGTGAAGCTGATCAGTGGTACGAGTGTGCACGAACTCGGACGTAGCTGCTCGGCCATCGCGCCGGACTTCAAAGCGGAGCGATCGTTCGTTCATTTGAAGAAAAACGCGTGCGTGTTCGCCGGAGTTATCGTCCTCCCAGGAATTACGATCGGCGAGAACGCCGTCGTGGGGGCCGGAGCGGTGGTCACGCAGGATGTACCGGACGGTGCGATCTATGCGGGCGTGCCGGCCCGTGTGCTCGCACGAAGGGAGGCTCTGTGAAGAACCTTCTCCTTTCGTACTGGCGTAATGACGCCGACCGTGACATCTGGACGCGGATGAATCACTTGCTGCTCAAGAAGGATGTGGAGCAGTTCATGTGGGTCGTCGGGGATTCGTCGGATGATACCGCAGCCATCTTGCACGAGGCCGCCGACATCGACTCTCGTGTGCTCGTACTTCACGCGGACAGCGGAATCAAAGGCGAGGACATCGATACGCGTCGTCGCCGGATCTCGCACACAGAAACGTTGGCGTACGGAACGATCGCCCACATGCCGGACATCGACTACGTGATCCAACACGAGTCGGATCTTCGGTCGCCGGTCGACGTCGTCGCTCGGTTGTTGGCGTTGGCCGATGAGCGCACCGTCGTAGCGGGTTGGCCGATCTTGCATCTGCCGAGTGGCCCGGTGTTCTACGACATCTGGGCCTACCGTGGATTGGACGGCGATCCGTTCACAGGGTCAGCACCGTACCACGTTTCATATCGCGCTGACGAACCGTTTGAAGTCGGTGCGGTGGGCAGCGTGTGGCTCGGCCATCGCAAGCTGTGGGCCCACCGAGGCATCGAACGGGAGTGCTGTCTCGAGTTGTGCCGGCAGTGGCGTGCCGAGGGTGTGCGCATCCTCGTGGATCCGCGGATTGAAATCGAACAGCCGCGAGAACTGTGGGTGGTGTCATGAACTTCGCGCTGATGTCTGCGTTCCGAAACAGCAGCGGGTTCCACACCAACCGTTATTTCCGGCAGGTGTCGCGACTGGCGAATGCGTTGGCGGCCCGTGGCGATGCGTTGCATCTGCGATTGGTCTGGGGCGATTCGGTGGACGGCACCGGCCAGGAGCTCGAGAAGTACGCGACGGCGTTCGTCGGTACAAACGAGGTGCGGTCCTACAGTATCGTGGAGCGGTCACACGGCGGTCCCGTCTTCGGCAGTACGGAAGAGGCGGCCCGCATGAAGGCGTTGTCGTGGGTGGCGAACGGGGCGTTCGAATCCATCGGTGACGACATCGATGTCGCGATGTGGGTGGAGTCCGACCTGCTGTGGGACCCGGCCACGATCGTTCGTCTCATCCATCGGCTGAGCGAAACCGATGTCGTGGCTCCGCTGATCTTCGCCGGGGAAGCTTTCTACGACATCTGGGGATTCCGTTCGAAGGATGGCACGCGGTTCGGTCCATTCTATCCGTACCACGAGTCGATGAAGTTCAACGGCGACGTGACCGAGGTTGGGTCGGTTGGTAGTTGTTTGGTGATGCGTGGAGAGGTAGCGCGGCAGTGTCGGATTCGTAACGACTACTGTCTCGTCGGGTTCTGTGAAGACGTTCGTGCCCACGGCTACGTGATCTCGGTCGACGGGCAGGAAAGGATTCAGCACCCCGCATGAATACCAAACTTCGCGTCTGCGCTCGCGCCCTCCCAGAGCATCTGTCGTTGGGCATTCATCGTGTCGCCAATGCGCTCATCCGGTACGCACCGGATTGGGTGAAACTCGTGGACGACCCGGACACGGCCGATCTCCGCATCGGTCACTGTATCGGAATCCAGGATATGGAAGCGTGGTGCGCCAAAGGCCCCTACGCTCTCGTGCAATACTGCCTGTTGACGGGCGGGGGCTCTCGAGAGGAATGGGCGTCGCTGTGGAAGGGCGCACGGGCCGTCTGGAGCTACTACGATCTCAACGAGTTCCTGCGCCCACTGCGTGAGCAGTCGACGTGTGGATGCGGCGATGGGATCAACTTCTATCACGCACCGCTTGGTGTTGACACGTCGGTCTTCCGGCCGTCGATGCCGGCACGGAAACCGTTCCTGATTGGTACGTCCGGTTTCATCGCCGCGACGGAATCAGTTGAGGAATGTCACGAGGTCGTGAAGCGTCTCGGTCGCCGGCAGTTCCATCTCGGACCGACGGAGATGGAACTGGGTGACGATGTAACCTACATGCTGCGCGTGCCCGACGCGGCCGTCGCGGACATGTGGAGCCAATGCACCTTCGTCGCCGGGCTGCGGCGCATCGAAGGCTTCGAGCTCCCCGTGCTGGAAGGCCTGGCATGCGGAGCCCGCCCGATCGTGTTTGATGCACCGCACTACTCCCAGTGGTTTGGGGAGCACGTGGAATACGTCCCCGAGGTGGCTCCGGCCGAACTCGTGGATGCGCTGATGGAGATAATGTCGAAGCCGGTACGACCCGTAACCCCGGCTGAGCGATCCCTCGTCGCTGCGACATTCGACTGGAAGAAACTGGTTGCGGGATTTTGGGAGGCCGTGCGATGAAGGTTTTGTGGATTGGAGACGCCGTTGTGCAATCGGGCTTTGCCCGCGTGACGCACAACATCGTGGGACGGTTGAAGACGCAGCACAAGTGTGACGTGCGGGTACTCGGGGTGAACTACAATGGAGATCCCCACCCGTATGACTATCCGATCTATCCGGCGCTGATCGGCGGAGACCCGTGGGGGATCCAACGAGTGCCGGGGGTCGTGCGCGACTTTCAGCCGGATGTGATCTGCATCAACAACGATCCGTGGAACGTGGCGCAGTACCTGTCGGTGATCCGCACCGCGGTGCCGACGACTGCGTACATGCCTGTCGATGCGCCGAATCAAATGCATGCCGGCGAGCTCAGCGTCATGCCGCGAGCGATCGCGTACACCAACTTCGGAAAGAAGGAGTTGTTGCTCGGCGGCTACAACGGGCGCGTCGATGTGATCCCGCACGGAGTGGACACGGAGATCTACAAGCCGGTCGAAGATCGCGTCACGGCCCGCAAGTGGCTCGAGTTCCAACCGAAGCTGACGGACGAGCAGATCGGCAACCTGTTCATCGTGTCGAACGTGAACCGGAACCAGCCGCGCAAGCGCTTGGATCTCACCATCCAGTACTTCACGCAGTTCTGGTTGAACATCGGACAGCCGTCGCACGTGCGCCTGCATCTGCATTGCGGCGAGCACGACATGGGCTGGAACGTGTCACAGCTCGCGAAGTACTTCGGGATCAACAAGCAGCTGATCATCACGACTCCGAAGATGTCGTTGCAAGCGTGCATCAAGGAGCACGAGCTTCGACTCGTGTACGGAATGGCGGATGTCAATCTCAGCACCACGCTCGGCGAGGGCTGGGGCCTGACGACGCACGAGAGCATGGCGTGCGGAATCCCGCAGATCGTACCACGTTACTCGGCGCTCGGCGAATGGCCGGACGGGGCGGTGCGCTACGTGGAGTGCACGTCGTTCCAAGCCACGCACAACGCGGTCAACACCATCGGTGGAGTCGCCGACATGGCGCAGACCGTTGAGGCGCTGACCGATCTCTATCGCAATGCCGACCTGCGAACGAAGCTGGGGTCGGCCGCACTGGCTCGTGCGACGGAAGAGCGGTTCAAGTGGGACAAGATCGCCGCGCAGTTCTACGTCGCACTGGCGGAGACCTTCAACGAGCGACGCGCAGCACCAGTAGGGGTGGAGGCTCCCCGATCCAATGGTTAGATTCACACGACACTACGGCAAGTACAACAAGGACGAGACGGCGACCTTCTCGCCGGACCACGAAAAGTGGTTGATCAAACAGAAGTACGTCGTTGAAGTGGAGGCACCCGTGGCGAAGAGCACCAGCACCGATCCGAAGGGCGGCCCGCAACCGCCCGCAAACCAGCCAGGGACGAAGGATCCTGGCCAGCCGCAGACCCGGCAGACCACCGTCGGACCGCAGCGAAGCGGTCGTTAATGGCGGGGGCCGGGGCCGCCTTGCCCGCCTGCAGGCGTTAAGGGGGTGGGCAAGGCCCCCGGTTCCCTCGTTGGGGCCGGTGTAGGGGCGTTAATGGTCGGCTTCCCGGCGTGCAGCCGGGGCCGGGAGAGCGGGAACGGACGGCCGGGAGACGGCCGGGGGGACGGACGGGGCCGGGGGCCAGAGGGCAGCACATGAACATTCAGGTTGTTGAGGGGCCGCGCACGACGTGGTTCACCACACTGCGGCGAGTGAAAGGCGAACTGGGCATCACCAGCGATGCGCAGGACGAACGTTTGTCCGCGCTGATCGGCGAGGTGTCCGACGACATCGCCGAGTTCACCATGCGTCCGTGGGCACGACAGTCCGTGACCGAACGCTTGGTCGGCTACGGCACAACGCAAAGCACGCTCAGCATCACACCGATCGCGGAGCGGCCGTCCGAAGTACGGTACTACGACACGGCGGTATCGGGCTACTCGGTCGCCGATGCCGAAGCCGGATTCATTATTCGTCCCGATCGCTTCGCCGAGACGCGTCCGTACACCACGTGGGTCAACACGGACCCCGACGTCGCGTCACAGGGCGAGCGTGCGTGGGCGTTCGATTACATCGGCGGCTATTTAATGCCGGGCGACGACATGCTCCCCAGCGGTATCATGTCCGCGCTCGCGGTGGACAGCTCGTTCAATCTGACGGGTGTCGATACGATGGAGACACGATTTCCATTGCTCGTCTCTGGCGAGTACGTGGTCGTGGCCGGATTCTCGATCTCCGGGAACAATGGACGGTTCCGTGTCCTGAGTCGCACGCCATCGAAGCTCGTGGTCGCCGGCACGCTCGTGGATGAAATGCCGAGCGGTGTCCTGTCGCTGCGATGCCGCACGTTGCCGCGCAATCTCGAGGGCTACGCGATCGAAGAGCTCCGTGCGCGATGGGATCGCGCCACACGGGATCCGTCGTTGACGTCTGAGCGCATCGGCGACTGGGGTGCGTCGTACGACAACCCGGCGAACAAGGATGCCGAGGGATTGGGCGGCCTGTCGCCACGTGTGGCACGCGGACTCGAACGTTACGTGAGGAATGAATAATGAGTCGCGTCACGCACTTGTTGATCGACACGGTCTCGATCTACCGGGAGAGCGAACTCGAGAAAGGCCGGGGCCGGTGGCAGGACAATCTGGTGCCACTGGCGCTCAACATCCGTGGCCGCATCTGGACGATGTCTGCGCAGGAGCAGGTCGTTGGGCAGCAACGGAAAACGTACAACGCTCCGGTGGCCTATTTGGAACCGGATCAGGACGTAGCTCCGGAGGACTACATCGAGCGGAGCGGCGAATGGTATCGCGTGGTGGCGGTGACGCCTCCGTCGATCCCACATCACAAACGACTCGTGCTTGAACTCATCATGCGAGGGTCGCTGTGAAGATCACGAAATGGAACGCCGACAAGGTCGAAGCGAAAGCGACGCAGATCATGGAGCGTCGTGTGGCCTTGGCGTCGGTCGTCGTGCAAGGCGAAGTGAAACGAAAACTCAACCGGAGCAACCGAGGGGGTACGGAACCTTCAGCTCCCGGTCAACCGCCCAACAAGGGGAGCGGAGATTTACAACGCAGCATCTTTCAGGAGGTGACGAGAGTAGGCAAAATGGTGCACGGCTTCGTCGGCAGTCGATTGTTGAAGGCGCGAAGATTGGAACTAGGGTATGTGGGACGGGATCGGCTAGGTAGAACGGTGGATCAAAAGCCGCGTCCGTTCCTTCGGTCAACACTCGTGGAGCAGCGGGATCGGCTACGTTCGATTCTTCTCGGGGGCAAGAAATGACGGCAGTGCAGAATGCGTTGTTCGATGCGATCTCAAACTTGGGGGCGGTGACCTCCTGGGCGAGCACGTATCGGGGGAAACCAGCCATCTTCACGCGCAGTCCAATCCCACCCCAGGTGGATGGGAACTATCTGGTCATTCGCGATTCGCTTGTGGACGTGCCCGGCGTCGGTGAAACCAAAACGACGACGGGCCGGTTCGTGATGCACGACATCGGACTGTACAAGACCGAGGACGGCGACCCGTCCGACATCCAAGACATGGCCGAGCTGGTGCGTGACACCTTGCATCGAAACCAGTTGGCGGTGTCTGGCTACGGCAATGCGTTGATTGTCAAAGCCATGGGACCGATTGAAGTCGACGAAGACCAAGTCTATGGGCGCATCGTAACGGTGTCGCTCGATTTGATCAAGGCTCAGTAGGAGCAGAGGGAGAAGAGAAATGAGTCCGACCCAGGGACCGAACGGAGAGGTCAATGGATTTGACGTCATCGTGCAAGTGCAGGAGCCAGCGGGCACCGGCGACTATGTCACGATCGGCAGTCAGCGGGGTGTCACGTTCGGCGAGCAGACGAACGCGATCGACATCTCGTCCAAGGAACGACGCGAGGGCGTGTACCTGCCCGGCCGCTACACCAGCACGGTGCAGCTCGAGCATCTGTACATTCCGAGCGCGTCGGGATACACGAAGCTGAGGACCGCCATGCGCACTGGCACCTTCGTCCGCCTCAAGCGGAAGGAGCTCGGGAGCGATCACGAGGTTGCCAATGCCGTCATCACGGATCTTCAGAGCAGCATGCCCGACCAGGATGCGGCGGTCGTCTCCGCCAGCTTCCAGGTATCCGGCGCATGGGGCGCACCGTAGTTCTGTAACCGGGTAATTGTTAAGGAGGCCGACAATGTCACTACCTGTAGAGCAAGTCACACTAGGTGGAAAGCAGTACCCCATCTGCTTCTCCTCCTCCGCGGTTATGCGACTGGAGAAGGAGACCGGGCAAACGTTACCACGCCTTGGTTTCCTTCTTCAGATCGGGCGCGGAGGTGTTCACATTATGACCTGCATGCTGTGGGCGGCCCTTGAAGGGGGTCGTCTGCGCACGAAGTCGAATCGCCCGGCGATGACAGTCGATGAGGTCGCGGATCTCGTCGATGCAACGGACGGCGGCATGGCGGACGTTTGGCGCGAGCCCGACGACGGCACACGGCCGGTGTTCGACGCCGAGCAGAATCCCGTCATGGAAGGCGGGAAGCAGAAACGTGAACGCAACCCGGAAATTCAAATCGTGGAAGCGCATCCCGTGTTCGCCGCACTGCAAGAGGCGTTCAAGGCAGCGTTCCCGAAAGAACGCGAGGGGGACAAAGCACTAGCGGACCCTCGCTGAGACGCCCACCGACGTGGGACGAACTTCTGGACGCCTCGGCACTCGTGGGACTGTACGATGAGGAGTTCTGGAATCTGACGCTGGCGGAAATCGATCGGAGGCACTGGGCGTTCCTTCGACACGCCAAGCAGGAGTCCGACGATCAAGTGACGACAGCATGGCTCGTGGCCGTGTTCTCGCGCCAGCGTCGGTTGCGTTCGTTGAACATGATCCTGAATCCCTTGGCCCGCAAGGTTGAGGGAGAAGAGAAAGCGCAATTGGATGCGCAGCACGCGGACATGATCAAAGCGATGGAAGGGTGACGTGGCTGATCCACTGCATGAGAAACTTGGCGAGGCGATAGTTGAGATCCGGGCGGACCTAGCGGGGCTCCGTTCGGATCTTGAGAAGGGTCGCAAAGAGACCGGCAAGGAAGTCGATCGGTTTGGTAAGGAGATCACCGATCGCTTCAAGAATATCGCCGCTGGGTTCACTGTCGGCAATCTGCTGATCAAAGCGACCGAAGGTATTATTGCCTTCGGCGCTGCGGCCGTGGAGAATGCCGGCAACCTCGTCGACATGTCTGCGAAGACGGGCGCGAGTATCGAGTGGTTGCAGCGGGCCGGGTTCGTCGCCAAGCAAACGGGCGCGGACATCGGCTCGCTGACGGATGCCGTGTTCAAGCTCGGCATCAACATGGCGAAGGGCGGCAAGGAAGTTACACAGGGCCTTGCCGACATCGGTCTCAAGTACGAGAAGATCAAGACGCTCAAACCCGAGGACCAGTTCGACGCGATCGCCGAGGCGCTCAAGTCGATTGAGAATCCGCAAGAGCGCAACCGCATCGCGCTCGAGATCTTCGGGAAGTCCGCCGGGAAAATCCTCCCAGCGGTTTTGGATGACTACATTAAGCTCAAGGACGAGGCCCCCGTCGTTGCGGAGGCGCAGATCCGTGCGCTGGACAAAGCGGCGGATCGGTGGGATAAGTTCAAGGACGAAGTGTCGGCGGCCACGGCGAGCATGCTCGGACAGGCCGTCATGGATATGGAGGCGGCCGCCAGTGGCTGGTCCAAGTTCTTTGGCGATGTCAAGGCCACAATCGCCGGGGGCATTCCCGGTCACATCGCCTACGTGGAACAGCTGCGTGCGCAAGCGTCGGCCGAACGCGATGCGAAGAAAGCTCTGGAGGAGAAGGCCAAGGCTACTGCGGCTGCGATCCCGCCGAAGAAGTCCTACTCGCAAGCGCTAGCGGAGGCCCGCAAGGAAGTTCAGGAGCTCACGGCCGCTGAACGAAAGAACATCAACGCCGCGTTGGAGTTGGGTGCGAGCACGGAAGACCTCACCAAGGAGTTCGGCATCTCCGAGGGGGCCGTCAACCTGTACAAGGAGCAGCTGCAGAAGAACACCGAGGCGACGAAGAAGAACTCGGAGGCGAAGCAGAAGCTCGCAGAGACCGAGAAGGTTCTGCAGCAGTTGCAAGCCGGGGTCTCTGACGAGATCACGAAGACCATCGTCGCCCTCGAAGCGCAGGGCCTCTCGACCGAGCAGATCGCGGGCAAGCTGAAACTCTACAGCGAGACCGTCAAGCAGGTACTGGAGAATCAGAAGCGTCTGCGCGACTTCGAGGAAGAGGGCGCGAAGGCCCGTGCGGATCAAGCCGAGCGGGAGCAGAAGCGAGCGGAGCGCATCCGCGAGATTCAGAAGTCCAACTACGACGTGCTCCTTGAAGTGGAGCGCGAGTACCAGGATGTGCACAAGCGTCGCACGTACTCCCAGTTCGAGTACGACAAGGAGCAGATCCGTCTCTGGGTTCAGGATCAGCAGCGCCGATTGGATACGTCGGTCGCCGGGTGGGAGACAGCGTGGGCGCAGATCGAAGTCGCCGGTGAAGAGAAGCTGCAGGAGTTGGCGGCCGAGCATTCGAAGACCTCGATGCAGATGGCCATGGACACGGTCAAGGTTGAGAACGCATGGGCGGATGTCTTCGATGCGCTGCCCGGTTTGCTTCGATCGGCACTGACCGGTGGCGGGGGGCTCTCGGGATTCGGCAACGCGTTCGGATCCATGATCACCGAGCAGCTGGGCAAGAAGTTTGTCGGCAGCAATATCGGCACGTCGGTGTTCGGGAAGGCTGCGGACGGGATCGGGAAGCTCTTCGGGAACAAAATCGGCAACGCGTTTGCAATGGCCGTGCCGGGAATGGGTGGGGCTCTCGGTGCGTTGATGACACCGATGCTCAACAAGCTTGGCAACGGCGTCATGGGCAGCACGGCGAAGGGGGCCGTCTACGGCTCGATGTTCGGACCGTGGGGCACGGCGATCGGTGCCGGCATCGGCGCCATCGTGGGGGCGTTCAAGACCGGCTCCAACAAAACGAAGAAGGTGCGTGAGGAGTTTGCGAAGGCCGTTGGATTCAAGGATCTGCCGTCGCTGCTGTCGGATCTCGAGAAGATCGACGCCAAGGGCGCGAAGCTCGCGCACACGGCCCGCAACATCATCGGCAAGAACGACGAGGCGGGTAACAAGCAGTGGATGGAGGATGTCAAGAAGTTCTACGACGACGTCGCTGCGAAGAAGCAAAAAGACCTCGATGACGAGATGGATGCCCGCGAGCGATTGCAGAATGCGCTCGAGAAATATGGGTTCACCGTTGAGGAATACGGCGACGTGTGGAAGCGGATGATGTTGGCCGATCAGGCCAAGGAGTTGTTGCTGGACTTCACGGCGCTGACCGCGTCGGGCGTGAACTTCGATACGGTCATCAAACGCATGGGCTCACACATTCAGGACTTCATCACGACGTCGCTGAAGACCGGCACCGAGGTCCCGGAGAGCATGCGCAAGATGTTGCAGCGTATGGTGGAGACGGGAGAGCTGTTCGACGAGAACGGGAACAAGATCGAGGATCTCGAGAAGAGCGGCATCAAGTTTTCCATGACGATGTCGGAAGGATTCAAGTCGGTCACCGACAAGTTGGAAGAGCTCATCAAGAAGATCACCGGCGATCTGACCAAGAGTCTAACCACGCTGCCGAGCCCCATGGTGGAGATCGACGTGCGGCCACGGGCCGGGTCCGGTCTCATCTGGCGCACGCAGGACAACGACCTTCCCCAGATGGAGAAGGGTGGCATCATCAATGCGGGCAAGGGCGCACTGGCGGTATTGCACAACCGCGAGGCGGTCATTCCGTTGGATCAGATGCCGAGTTGGATGGAAGGGATGGGCGGTCTCGACGAAGACAGTCTCGTCGCCGCATTGAAGGCGGCAGGCATCTCGAGACCGAATGTAAACTTCGCACCTGTGATCGAAGGGGCGCTGGCCAACGAGATGCATGAGTTCGCACGGAAGGTCTTGCCGGTATTCATTCGTGTGTTGCAGGAGGACGGGAGCTTGAACTCCAGTCTGGCTGCGACGTTAGGAGCCCGCTAGTGTCGTTCACTACTCCCGCTGTCGCCCCCGGCAACCTAAAATACGCGCGACCGAGCGACATCATCACCAGCAACTTCACGTGGTCCGTCGCCACGGGCACCGTCTCGTCCGATCCCAACTACGGTCTGCCGTCGATGTACGACGGGCAGATGGCACAGCCGACGAAGTTCATTGACGACCCGGTCGTCCAAGTACGTGTGGTCGGCGATGCCGGCACGGCGGTGCGAGTGGACGGGATGGCTATGCCGAACTCAAACTTCCCGGCCGGCACGGTGCTCAAAGCACAAATGGGCAACGATCCCACGTTCGCTACCTTCGCCGTGTCCGTCGACGTCACACTAGGCACGGCCGGGTTGGACGGACATGTGGCGTCGCCGTGGGCAGACTTCGTCGCGGCTAGTGGCTACAGTGTGAGCGGCTACCGCTACGTGTCGTGGGTCATCCCGGTGATCGCCAACGCTCCGTGGATCGGTGAACAGCTGGTCATGGCGCAGTTGCGTTCGTTCTCCGTGTGGCCGCAGTTCGGCGGCCGTCGTGGACAGGCGATGCCGTTTCTCGAGTCGCTGTTCACGGAGTACGGGGTCAAGCGAGCGACGCGTCGACTGATCCGCATGCGTCGCATCGCGTACCCGTTCAACGGCACCGCGCAGGACTTTGAAGATTTGCAGATGCTCGTGCAGGATTGCGGGGGCGTAGCCTCGCCGTTCTTCATGGTGGCGAACTCCAGCGTCAAGACCGACGGCGGGTTGTACGGCCGGTTCACTCCGGACACTGTGCGCTTGGTTGAGAACACCGAGAACTGGTTCGATCTCGAAGGCTTCAGTATCGTCTTCGAAGAAGACTCGCGGAGCATCCCCTTCTAATGTCGATCATCTACACGACCGACCCGATGCTCGTCGTCCCTTCGGGGGCGGACGGCACCTCTGTCACACCCAGTAATATCAATGTCGGACAGTCGGCGTGGTTTGAGGTGTCGGCCTCTGCCGGGGACTGGGCGATCACGAACGTCTCGTTCGTCAACGGGGCGGACGGTGTCGGCTTCTTCCGCATCATCCTCGGCGTAGGGTCGGCGGGCAACGAGGTCACCATCCTGAATCTCGAAGGATGGTTGTCGAATCAGTTCACCGTTGCTCGTCCACAGCAATTTTTGTACGTCCCGATTCCTGTCGAAGTGAATTCGGGCGAGCGTCTTGCCGTGTCTATGGTCAAGCAAGGCACAGACACGACCGCATGGCGCTACAAAGTGAATTACTTCGTCCGGCCGATCGCGGGCAACGTGCCGACGACCGATGCCGTATTGACCCCGGCGGGGTCCGTGGCTGGCGTGTCGGTCAGCTCTGTCTGGGGATATGGCTCGTGGGCGCAACAGTACGCGTCGATCGCAACGGATCAACTGGTCGTCGCGGTCAATCCGTTCTATCCCGGACAGTGGAACGGTACACAGCACGAGTTCGAAATCGGCGTGGGGGCCGCTGCGTCCGAGGTCACATACATCTCGGTCCGCAACGACACCATCAACACGACCGGCTTGGTCATGGGCGGTCCGTTCCAAATGCAGGTGCGGCCGTTCCGCAACCTGCCGTCTGGGTCGCGCGTCAGCATCCGTGCTCGAAAGAACGACAACAACGGCACTGCATGTAACGTCAACTATTCTTACTACCCCAGCATCACGTCGCCGGATGGGCAGACGTCGCAACAGCCGGTCACGTGGATCGTAGCGGGCGCGAATTCGACCGGACTCGCTACGTCGAATGGGTGGGCTCAGAACGCGTACACAGAAATGTCTGCCGCGCTACCGGCAGACGCCGTGATTCAAGCGGTCCATACCAAGAACGATACCTCGGCTGCCCACTACGAGCTTGACTTCTCGGAGGGGGCCGGTGGCGCCGAGGTCGTGGTCACGACGACGCACTTGCAAGGCAGTGCGATGACCGTCGGTGGCGATCGATACTCAACCTTCGCCATCGCATCGGACACGATCGCCTCGGGCAGTCGTTTGTCGATTCGTTGCCGGACCAGCATCCCCGTCGGTGTGGACGTGACCGTCGGTGTCGTGTACAACCCGGACTACGAGCAGCGAGGGTTCCAACAGTTCACCGTGCCGGCGACCAGCGTCGGTATCGCAGTCGCTGCAAACACAACTGCGTGGGCGTACTCGGCGTGGGGCACAATCACATCGCCCGGTCTGCTCGGTGACTATGCGATCACCGGGTTCTGGGGTCCTGGTGGCGTATCGAACGCCGAGCAGGAATTGCAGATTGGGCAAGGGGCGGCCGCATCTGAAGTGGTCGCGACCACACTGGCGATTGTCACCAATGGGTCAGGCGGTACCAAGTTCTGGATTCTGCCGGGTGCGCCGTTCAAAGTCGACGCCACGACGCGACTGGCTTACCGATTCCGGAAGTCCGGTACGACAGCGGGCAACGATACCTTCGGATTGCTGTACGCCGCGGTGCTGTTCGCACTACCGACGGTAACCGATCCGGACGACGTTCGGGCGCCGTACGATGACTTTGACCAGCAGACCACCTTACGGGCAACGGTTACCGATTCGGTAACCATCGACGACGGCACCGTTACCTTTGTCGTGTCCGGCGAGGCACTCGGAGTAATCGGCGTACCGGTACAGGGCGACGTAGACGACGGAGTGGCGATCTCGTCGTTCACAATTCCCGGCGGTACACCGGTCGGCTTCTATACGATCTACGCGTTCTACTCCGGTGTCGATGGCTCGTGGGAGCCGAGCGTGGGTTCGGGCGTGCTCGAGATCTACATCCCGTCGGATCGCGAGGAGCTCTGCCGTCATCCGCAGGAACCGTTCATCTTCGCGTCCGTCGCGCCCCCTGGTCTCACACGCAAGTGGTACGGGCAGGTGGCGTTGCCGCATCGCGCGTCTTACTACGGTGGCATGAAACCCGATCGCATTCTCGGGGCCTCGTCAGTGCAGCGGTCGTTGGCCGGGTGGCAGAACGATTACGTGGTCGGCACGTTCACGTTGACCCTTGCGGACGACGACTACGAAGTGCGCACCATGCTCGTCAACGATACGGGCCGGTTCTTCTCTCGCTGGGAAGTGGACATGTACATGGCCACGCCCTCCGGCATGAAGGCTCTCGCCGTCCCCCAAACGATTGCGACCGGGCAGGTGGACTCGGATCCCACGTTCGATACCGAACCAGAAGGCATGACCGTTGAGTTGTCCATGCGCGACCGTCTCGGCGTCGCGATGGGGTGGACGAACACCGGGCAGACGCAGCTGCCGAGACGCGCCGTCAGCAACACCACGCTGCCGGGTGTCGGCGTCAACATGGCGGGCAAGGCTGCGTGGCTCCCGTGGGGCGTCCTGTCCACCGCACTGGTCACACCGTCGGGATTCGCCCCGCCATACCCGGCTGTCAATCCGGCACGCGGTGGTGCCTTCGATGGGCCGTACGCGTTGGGTTCGTATGCTCCGTGGGACCAGACGGTGCCACCGGTCACCGGGCTGTCGGTCAATGCGATCGCTGGCGGCGACTGTCCGGATCGCACATGGGCCGTGGCCGTCTTCCCGTTCATGAACGACAACCGAGTGGGCGACTCCGAACCGTACATCATCGGCGATGTGCAGGTCGCCACGGTCTCGCCGAACTCGTTGATCGACGTCGCATGGACCGGCACTGCCGATCGATACTACGTCTGCCTCTTCCACTTCTACTTCGGATGGCGGTTGCAGCAGGTCATCGAGACGACGGCACTGACCGCGCAGTTCAACCACGCGATGGACCTGCCGGGCGGCCCCGGTACAGGATTGTCGGACGGGGCGGTCATCCCGCCGGACCCGACGTACAACTACTATAAGGCGCGATCCGTTGCGGCCGGGCCCATCTACAGTGCGTGGCATACGGTGGTGGATCCAACGCTGCCGGATTACACGTTGCCGAACGCCCCGGCGCAGTTCACTGCCGGCATCACATTGCCCAACGGGGCGAAGCGTCCGTCGCGGTTGTATTGGACCTCGCTCGGCTCAGGCATCAACCTGCAGATTGAGAAGACGGCCGCCGGACCCGGCTTTACACCGAGGCAGTTTGACGTGCTCGCCTCCCAGTTAGAAGACGGCATGGTCTACTGGGACGAGGATTGGAACGACAACGACGCCAATCCGGTGGACGCGACTGTGTCGCGAGCCGCTGGCCGATTGAAAGTTGAGTACACACGCGACGTGCTCGGGACCGACGGTGTGACCCGGCGTGAATTCTTCATTGCGGGTGTGCCGATCAAAGGCGTCGACAATTGGTACTACGACCCCGATCCGAATGGCAACGACCCGAGTGTCGTGGAAGTGGACCAGGACGACGGTACCGTGTGGTGGTTCCCGAAGGTCGAGACCAGTGCATGGGACACGCTCTTCGGCACGCGCTACCGCGACATCATCGGCACGGACGGCGTCACACGCCGGTTCATGCTGGGCTACGGACTCGGCGAAAAGGCCGACCTCGTAGCGAGCGGCACGTCGCGCATGACGTTGAACATCCAGGGCATTGAAGATATCGGCGATTGTTCTGGCGAGGTAATCACGGACCTGCACATGCAGGCGTTGCACTTTCTGAACCACTTCGTCGTGGCGTCCGGTGAAGGGTATACCACGGGCCTGTGGGGGCCGGTGCCCACGCAAGGCTACGATGGGCGCACGGTGGTGAACCAGTCGTCGTTCCAAGAAGTGAAGGAAATGCGCGATGCCGAGATCGAAGGTGGCATCGTGGGCGCGGGTGTGACGGGGGCGCGTGGTGAGTTCGTGGACGTGTCCACCGAATTGAAACGGTGGATGGTGTCGGGCGACTTCCGACTGGGACCGAATCGCGATTGGCAGATCGTATGTCGAGCCCTCAACACGGCCATCTCGCCGTTGCTAGTACCGAATTCGTTGAACGATGTGTTCGATATTCACAATCGAACCTTCAAGCCGATCCCGCGAATGAACGAGTTGCAGAACCTGTTCACCTACCGGAGCAGTCGCGACTATATTCAGTCGGGTTGGTTGGTAGACGATCAGGAGTACATGAACCAGGACTCCGTCGACAACTGGCGGATTCGGAAGCGAGGCGAGGACCTCGACTTCTCGTACATCGAAGACCCGGCAGTGGTGGCGCATATCTTCGGGAAGCACGTAGCTCGACGCAAGGACGTGCCGATGTATGCCACGTTCGAAGGGGATCTGTGCCTGTACAGCGACGAGTTCGATATCGGCCGGTACGTCAAGCTGACGCATTGGCGAGGCGTGGGTGTGGCGGGATGGGTGGATCGCGTCATGTGGATCCTCTCCCAGACATTCAATCCGGCAACGAAACGAGTGGCGATCGAAGCCTTAGATGTGACGCCGATCATCAGCGACGATACGGCACTACTAGAGGGAGCAGCGATGGATATAGATTTGGGCGGTTCGTGGTACCACGCACCGACCGTGGACTCCAACCCAGCGACAGTCAACGCCTACGAGTATCGCGATCGGCAGTACCCGTGGTCGAAGGTGCCGGACGGAACAACGTTGACCGCACGGGTGTACTGCGCGGTGCCGAGCGGCGTAACCGCGTCGCTGCAGATCTACGACCCGGACAACGCCACGGTGATCGCAACAGACCCGACCACCTTTACGTATACGGATGGCTCGTTTGCCTTGCATACGTTCCAGTTGCCGTCGGTCACTCTCGATACGGTCTACCGTTTGCGTGCGACCATCACAGGCGTCGCGAGTGGACTGTCAGTCGTTCCGTTCTTGGGCGCGCTGCGTCCCACACTTCCATAGGAGCAGACGGTGCCTTCATTCATTGACATCATTCTGCGTTGCAAGCAACTGGTCGTCGGAATCTCCGACAGCCAGTACAGTAAGATCCTCTGGTATCCAACGTCGCCGGAAGGCAACGTCGCGGCCCCTCCCGGATCCATTTGCATGACCGGCACGGGCAGCGCTTACCAGAAAGACTCGGGATCCGGTGCTACGGGATGGGTGGCCATCGGATCAGGTGCCGGCGGTGGAAACAAATTTGTGGGCATCGTGATCGACGGGGGCGGGTCCGTCATTACGACCGGAACAAAAGGCTACGTTTCGATCCCGATCAACGGCACGTTGGTCGCATGGCGCATTCTGTCGATCGACCCGGCCGTGACTTCTGGGTCGATCGTGATCGATGTCTGGAAGGATACGTTCGCAAACTACCCGCCCACCAATGCGGACAGTATCACCAACGGACACGAACCGACCGTCAGCGGCGCGACAAAAGCTGAGGATTCCGATTTATCCGATTGGACTACACAGTCGGTTACCGAAGGCGACGTCCTCGGTTTCAATGTCGACTCGGTGACCAGCTTCACTCGTGTGACGCTCGTGCTGGAGATTCAACCATAATGGCTTACTTTCCAACCTCCGAAACGGGATTGCAATTCGCTACTTCGTCGCCGGGACCAAACGTCGCACCATCCCAGACGATTACAGCCAGTGGATCAACGAACACCAAGGGCAGCTATACGGAGTTGATCTCCTCGGCTGCGTTTACGGCCAACTGGGCTTACGTCTACACGTACGCATCCGCTGCCTCGAATGGACGGCAATACCTCTACGATATTGCGACCGGGGCTGCGGCCGCTGAGGTCGTGCGACTCCCAGATATTCTGGCGTGGGGCGGCCCCACCTCTGCGCATGCAGGTGCGGCGGGCAATCTGCCGTTCCCGTTGGCCGTCGCATCCGGTACTCGTGTGGCGGCCCGCTGTCAGTCCACGACAGGTGGCGGTACGTTGAATATCTTGGTCCGTCTCATTGCGGCCGGTTCGCTCGTTGGCATCTCAACGTTCACGAATCACGGAGCGGTCACAGCCGATAGCGGTGGCACCTCATACGATCCAGGCGGGTCGGCTAACACCAAAGGTTCCTACACGCAACTCGCTGCCAGTACGGCCGCGGTCGCGCAGTATCTGATGCTCATGACGAGCGTCGGAGGTAACACGCAGCCGACTTCGAATGGATGGGCCATCGATATCGCTACCGGTGCCGCCGCGAGTGAGGTGGTGCTGATCCCGGACCTTCGGCAGTCCGTGTTGAATGAAAGCACGGACGGTGTCCTGCTTTGGCAACCGTCATGTCATGCATTTCCGGTTTACATTCCCGCGAGTACGCGCATCGCAGTGCGTGCTTCTGTTGTGGGTACCGACGCGACCGACCGTCTCATCGACATGTCGATCTATATCGGCACAGCTCCGGACGAACCGGTAACGAATCCGGCCACGTGTGAGTACTACCCGGCGAGTGCTTTGAACCTCTCCTATGTGACGTATCCTGTCGGGCCAGGGGCCACAGTCGATATCATTCTACCGGCCGCAGGGGCCAACAACACCAAGAGCGCCTACGTACAAGCAGTGGCCTCAGCACCGTTCACGAGTAACCAAGCAATCATCCACTGGCAATTTACGCAGTCACTGAGTCGGACTTGCCTGCTCGACATTGCCACGGGAGCGGCCGCAAGTGAAACAGTGGTGGTACCGAATCTGCTCAACGAAGGAAATGCGGGGTCGACTTCCTGGGTGGGCAAGTCGTGGGATCTGCCTCTCAGTATTCCGATGGGGTCGCGCATTGCAGCACGGTATCAGATCAACGATATCACAGGCGGTCTGACGCCCAACAGCGGACCTCAGATCACCTTGAGTGCGGGTGGCGGTCGTCCGGGCATTACTTCGTTCACCAACTACGGGGCGGCGACGAGTACAAGTCGCGGGACGCAGGTGGACCCCGGCGGCACCATCGACACGAAAGGCAGCTACTCGCAGATGACCGCGAGCACGGCCGCTGTCTCGCAATCGATTACACTGTGCATGACGGGCATCGGTAACACGGCTCCGACCAGCTCTCGATGGAAGATCGACATCGCCACCGGGGCTGCCGCATCGGAGGTCGTGTTGATTCCAGATCTGCTCTATACGGCGGCAGGAACCGTGTTCCGCTACCAGGGTTCGGGGCAGACCTTCCCCACGTACATTCCGGCAAGCACAAGAATCGCAGTGCGAGCTTCGAGCGGTATCAACGATGCGACGGACCGTCTCATCGATGTGGCCGTTGTCGTCGGCACTGCTCCGGCCACAGTCGCATTGGAACGAGCATTCACATTCATCGGTTAACAGGAGGCACAGAGCAATGGCAAAGTTCGCTGTCGTCGTCAAGGATCCACAGGTCGCTCGCGAGCGAGAGATCGAACGTAACTTCAAGCACAACCTTCCTTCGTTGCGCGACAACGTGGGAAATGTCGGACACCGGACCATGCTGCGCAAGCAAGTCGAAGCGATGGTCTCACCCAAACAGGCTGGCGATCTACACACGCACATCGACGAAGACTGTCCGATGGGACTGCCGAACTGCCGCAACTGCGGCGACCCGGATCATGCGGCCGATTGCGCAAGCAAGGGCCACTGCCCCGATTGCGGCACCAAGCACGGCATCGCGCCATCCTCGGTGGTAGCGGCCAACGGATTCGAACTCATCGAGATCGACGGACCAAAGGAGGACGAGGAATGGGATCGTCTCCAGAAGAAGTTCGTCGCAAAGAAGAAGGCGTGATGGAACCGTCTTGGTTTGAAATCGCTGCTCGCTATCTCGGTGTGAAGGAAATACCGGGAGCGGGCAGCAACCCCACCATCATGACGTGGGTGCGCCGAGTCGCCGTCGGTCCATTCAAATGGATCGCGGGCGTCTACAAGGATGACGACATCGCGTGGTGCGCGCTGTTCGTGAACAACTGCCTCGTCGAAGCAGGACTGCCGCAGACCGGCCTTCTCTCAGCACGGTCGTTCCAGAAGTACGGACGACAGCTGGTGGCCCCGCGTCTGGGGTGCATCCTGGTGTTCGACGGTGGGCTGCGCGGTCCCGGCTTTGGACACGTGGGGTTCTACGTGGGCGAGACCGCGGACGGGAAGATGTTGCGTGTGCGGGGAGGAAACCAGAACAACGCCGTGAGCGAGATCTGGATGACACGCAAGCGCTTGTTGGCCGATGGAATGCGTTGGCCGTTTGGTGTCGACCTACCGGTGCCGGCCCCGGTGGTGCTCGAGTCAGATGGGATGCCGGCATCAACCAGTGAGGGATAGATGAAGTACTTTCGCTTAACGATCGTGTGGTCGTTCGTTTGCATTCGTCGTCTTGCTCGGCCCGTCGATCGTTGCTCAGGGTGTCGCGCAGGTCACGCAGGGAGGCGTCGATGCACCGAGGGCGCCCAACACTCCGAACGTCTGGGGCAATTCGTTCCTCTGGGCATTCGCCAGTTCGTGGATCATGCGGTGGCTCCGCGAGCATCCAAGCGTGAGTGCGTTCTCGTCGGAGACGTCGCTCAAACTTCAGCGCCTCATCGCCGGGGCGGTTGCGTTCCTGAGCGGACTCGGGATCAGCTTCGTCTTCGACCACAACACCGGCCAGTTGGTGGTCTCTGGGCTGGCGCTCGCTTCGATCGGTTCGGGGCTGCGTCAGTTCTTCATGCAAGAGTTCGTGTACCACTCCGCCCTCAAACGTCCGTCACCGACCGCAAAGGTCTAGGAGGTTCTTGTGAAGAGAGTTGCCCTCGCCCTCGTCATCGTGCTGCTTGCCCCGGCATGCTCGCTCGGCTTGCAGTCGCCCGTCACCAATCGTCCCCAGCTGTCGGCCATCGGCAAGACCGCCGTCTATGGTCGGCAGTTCGTCATCGCGGGCAACGGCGTGTTGACCGGGATCGACACCGTCATGGAGAACGGCGTCCTGCCGCGCGAGCACGGCATCACCCTACTGCGTGTTATGCAACGCATCGGGGACGAGGCTGTGCGATTGGCCGACATCTTGAAGCTGTTGGACCAAGCCACGACCGCGACACAGCAGACCTCGCTGGTCGCTCGCGCGCAGAGCGTCGTTGCCACCATGCGGACGCTGCTCGACAGCGCCATCCTGCCCATCGCCGACACACGGGCGCGTGCCATCATGTCGAGTACGACGGCGACGTTCTCCGCGCTGCTGTCAGACTTCGGTACGACGTTTGTGAATATGCTGGGAGCAGGAACGCTCCGAGTGTCGGCGGAGGAGTTGTCTCGTGCGCCAGCCGAGTGGCGGTGGGCGATTGAAGGAGGTGTGCAGTGATCGAACTTGCGAAGCTGTTGGCCGTGGCTATCGACGGCATCAAAGCATTCCGTGAGACCCGCGATCGAATGGTTGCGGCCGGAGCAGTGGACCCGGCGGACCTGCCGTCGGATGCCGAACTCATCGAGCTGTTTCGGGCCGACGCCGTAGCGTTTCGGGATCGCGCTGGCGACCTGCTGCGCAAGTGGGAAACCCCCGGCACGCCCGCCCCCGTTCCCGGCCCGGTCGACCCCGGCCGCTAGAGCCCGTTCCCGGCCCCCCGGCAAGACGTCCGGCGGGGCCGGGAGACGCGCCCCCGCCCCCGGTTTCGGGGCCGCAAGGGGGCGTTAATGGCCAAGGCCCCCCCGCCCCCGCCCGCCCCGGCCCAACCTGCCGGCCATTAGCGGTCCTATACGGGCCTGAACGGCCCCGCCCCGGCCGGTTGGAACGCCCCCGGAACGGCCCCCGCCCCGCGACCGTTAATTGGGTTTGGCGGGCGTCCGTCGCCGCAACACGACGACGTGCGCGGGCCGCGTCAACTCCTCGGGCGTGTCATACAGACGAGCTGCGTGAAGGTTGTGCAATATGTACGGCGACAGCCGCCACATGAAACGGAACGACGTGCCTTTCTTCTCTACGACTTGCAGCAAATGCAAATCGTCCAGCATGCGACGGATGGTGGCATTCGGATACGCGATGTCGGTAGCGAGTTCCACACTGGTGCAATAGTCCTTGTCGGTCGGGCAGCGTTTGTAGATCGCGCGGATGAGATCTTCCTGTCGCTGCGCCACGGTGTCCAACATAACCTTCACCGCCACGCGGTAGTCGGCCTCGGAGACTTCGCGTCGCCCATGCACCCATGCGAGAGCGCGACAGAGCTTCGACAGTTGCACCCCCAGACGACTGCCGACCTCGGCAAACGGTCGGCCGATGATGTGCTCGCCTCGGAAGTCCTTCGACACCGTGCCGCGGATGCGGGCACCGAACCGTGCCAGCGCGATGATGCGTCGCTGATACTCTTGCGACAACGTGGGCACGGGGCCGCGAGGCGCATTCAAGAACGCCGAGGTGACCTCGGCCAGTTCCTTTTGCATCGCGCTGCTGCGGTCCACATTCTCGATGGCTCGTTGAATGATCTGCTCCTCGCTGTCGTGTTGCAGATTGTCGGCGATGGTGACCTTCAAGAACCGTTCGCCGAGCGACGCGTGTCCCTCGCCCAAGTCGTAGATGCGCGGGGTGACACCGGCGATGAACCCGAAACTGCTCTCGTAGCTACGTTCGACTCCGTTGCCGAAGATCTTGCCGCAGCGCCCGTCGTACGCGTCACGGAAGATGCCGAAGATCTCGCCTTGGTCCAGGTCGCGCATCTCGAACACCGGGGTGAAATCTTTCACGGTCAACAGCTTGCCATTCAGTCTGGGGATGAGCGACGGGTCGCTCTGCCCTTGCCAGTTGGCTCCGGAGATCAGCGCATGCGGTGTCAGGCTGGACGTGAAGAAAGAGTCCTGCCACGTGGACAGCGCCATCAAGATGGCCGTCTTCGCCGATCCGGGCGGCCCCACGAGGAACAACCACAGGGGCGGCCCCTCGATCTTCAACGCAAACGCACACGCCAGTGTAATGTCGATGGCGGCCGTATCCTTCAGGAACAGCCACTTGTTGAACACCGCGTGCACTTCGGCGAGCGTGGCTGTTTTCTTCTTCGGTTCCTCTTGCGCGAGCTTCCCTTTCTTCAGCACCACCACCTTGCGGCGGTCTGTGCCCTCGCGACGGGGGTTCGGTCGGAAGAGCTTGTGCAGCTTCTCGAGACAGATGGCGGGGGTGTCTCGTTTGACGGCTCCGTAGACAATCCAATCGCGCGTGTCGAACCCACTCGGGAGTTCGGCGGGCCAGTGCGTGAACGTGACACTACGCGCCACACCGCGCAACCGCTTCGCTGCCAGCTCCTCGCCGCTGTCGCCGGGTTCGTCCAGATCGTACAGGGTGTGCACGTCGCGCCCTTTGAATCTCGAGACCCACTCCGGCTTGAACGTGCCGGCACCCGGCAACCCCAACACGACGCCGGGTTTGTCGAGTGTGCGCAGCAACCAGTTCAACGCGATGGCATCCCACTCGCCCTCGCACAGATACACCGGGTCGTTGGGGCGGGCCGCCAACTCCTGGGACCCGACGAGACCGACATCGCAGCCAGCGGTGCTGCGCATCTGCTTCTTCTCGAGGTCGTAGGTGCGTAGATCGTGCAGCTTGCCTCGCTCATCTCGCACCGGCAGCACATAGTGCGCCCCGTCCCACCCGAACTTCCACGCCTTGAACGCCGCGATGGGGAGTCCGCGGTGCTTAGCCAATGCCGCCATCTTCGCGGGCCGCTCCCGCACGTCGCGGTAGAGCTCCATCGCCATCCCCAGATACTTCGCCAGTCCGCCCCCTTCGCCGAGGGTCTTCGAATGCCACGCTCCCGTCTTCGTATTGAAATAGAACTTGTCAAGCTTCCCGGTGAACGGACAGTCCGCAATCAGTTCGTCACCGCTCTGCCGTTTGAACTCTACGCCATGGGCCGCGTAGGGTCGCGCCTTTGGGAAATCGTCCACGTCAATCACGCCGCCACCTTGTCCATGAACTTAATCTTCTTCGCCTCATGCCAATACTCGTGCGTCCGAACCAACTTCATCTCAACGGGAAGGGGCTTCGGCAATCCGAGCAGCTTGGTATCCATCTGCATGGCACGGATGACATCCTTCATCAGCCGCACGCAGTGCAACTCTTCGGGGACCTCGACCACGATCTCATCGTGAATGGTCAATAGCAACCGCGGCCCGTCTGCCCACTTGGTCCGCAGCATCCGGTCCACGTTGACCAACGCGTTCTTCATTACATCCGCTGCCGATCCTTGGATCAGGTAGTTCACAGCGCGGTACGCCCAGTCCGGTTCGAACTCGTACCGGCGACCGTAGGCGTTGTAGATCTCGCCTTCGGCCGTCGCCAGATTGATCATCTTGTCCATGAAGCGTTTGACACCGGGCAGCTCCGTCTCGTACTGCTCGATGAATTCGATCGCCGCTTCCATACTCGTCTTCAGCAGCGCCGCCATTTTCTTCGGGCCGCCTCCGTAGAGTTTGCAGAACATGATCAGCTTGGCGCACTTGCGATAGTACTCCGCGTGCTCCTTGAAGTCCTTCCGATTGCCGAAGACCCGTCGCGCAATGTCACCGTGGAAGTCAATGCCGGCGAGCAACGACGCCTGCATCTTCTTCTCGCCTGACATGAACGCGAACAGCCAGACCTCGATCTGGGAGTAGTCCGGCAAGTACCACACATAGCCGGGTCGGGGGCCGAACGCTTCTCGCGGCCGCGATTGAATATCGGCCTTACGCCGACCCGTGGTGGCCGACGCCACTTGCATCAGGTTGGGGTCGGAGCACGACAGACGCCCGGTGACCGTACCGGTCTGCCGGTAGTTGGGGTGCAAGACGTAGACGCCCTTGTCCTCGCGCACCCAGTAGCGTTCGTAGACCTCCAGGAAACTGGAGATGGTCTGGTCGGCCGCCTTGTACTCCAATACCGCCTTGGCCAACGGATCCGGCGGCCGTTTGAGCGCCACGCATCGCCGCACACCTGAGTCGTCGGTGCTGTAAATCTTTTTGTAGCCGTACTTCTTCCTCTTCCGCCACAACGCATCGGGCACGTCGTTGCGCTGCACCACGTAGCCGGTCGCCATCTTCAAGAGGTGCTCGCCGTTCAACGAGTAGTTGCGCAGCCCGGTCTTCTTGTTGACGGTCTCCGTGTGGTTGGGCACGTGGCCCCGGTCTTCGTAAAACATCTTCGCCATCTGCGGCGTGCTGTTGTAGTTCTTCCCGGCAGCACCCTCGCGGTCAGCGATCTTGACTTGCTTGCTCTTGTAGTCCTCGTAGAAGTCTTTCAGCTTGCGGACGACCGGCCGGTGGACTCGCGTGCCGTGATCCTCCATGCGCTTCAACACCCAGAACACTTCATGCTCGCGGGCGCAGACCTCGCGCATGCGCTTGTCTTTCTGGATCGCCGGCATCCACTTCTGCCAGAACACCATCGACCGGATGGCGTCCCAGATGGCGTACTCGTTGCAGAGGTCTTCGTCCGCCATCCAGTAATCGGCCTTCACCGGATCGCGGCCACCGACGACCTCCGTGCCGTAGGACCACCGCATCTTCTTCGCCAGCAGCCGAGCACGGTGGGTGGATTTCTTCAGTTTCTTCTCGTCGTCCTCCGTGATGCGCAGGTGCTTCTTCGCCAACGGCTTCAACGCGTAGGTGAGTTCACCCCCAGCGGTGTAGGTGTGGGCCACGATCATGGTGTCGGTGATCTTGCCTTGCACTTGGATGCCGTCGAACTGCGCCATCAACAGATCGAACCGGGGGTTGTGTCCGATCTTCTCGATGGCGGGGTCTTCCAGGATGCTGCGCACCTTGTCGTGGTCGCTGCGCTTCCATGTCACCGCCCGTGTCACTGGGTCGACCTTGCCCCGCACCGACGCGGTGTTGCCCTCTTCGTCGCAGAACGAATAGAGGAACGGCCGTGCCGGCACGATGCGCCGCACGACATCTTTCTGTGGTGCCTTCTTGTTTCCGAAGTTGTACGTCACCTCCCGATACGAACCCCACCCGTTGAGTCCCGTCGCCTCCGTGTCGAAGGCCACGCGACGTCCCGTGAGACCGAACGGCAGTGCGCGCTTAATCAGCATTCGCGTTCAACCACGAGATCGTGCGGCACCGTTTGCAAATGAAGTTCTCGTGGCACTTGCAGGGTTGCGTTTCCCAGTAGCGCATCCACGAGCGCATGATCTCTTCTCGTCTGGTCAGCCAGATGTGGAAGAAAGCGAAGTAGTTCGCAGCGTCCTTTAGTCTCGAGACCGGCGGATCGCTGTTGACGTGGCCGTGTATGCAGAGGTGTTGCAGCGCCGTGGTCTGCTTGTCCAGCAGATTGCCCAGCACCTGAAATGGTTGCTGGTTCCACGTCACGCAGCTGTCCAACACATTGAGGAGGGCGACGCCGGTGGGGGCGTAGTCGCTCTGTCGGCTGGCGATGACAGAGAGGGCGTCGTCGTAGAATTGCGAGATCGCGTCGTACTGCTCTTTCAGATTCATGGGACGAGTCTCCTGCAAAACGGGAAGGAGGCGAGCCCGAAGGCCCGCCCCCCCGCACCCGCGACTTACTTCTTCGCCTTCTTCTTGCCCTTGTCCGCCGTCTTCGCCGTTTTCTTCTTCGGCTCATCCGGCGTGTCGAGCACTTCGAGGATGCGATCCGCCGGCAGCTTCACCTTCTTGCCGTCTTCGGTCGTGACCTTGATAGCGTTCTCGTCTTCGAAGATCTCGGTGACCTCACCGATCTTCTTGCCATCCTTGGTCTTGACCCGGACACGCGACCCGACGGACAGCGCGACGGATTCGGAGTCGTCCTCTTCTTCGTCGTCGGACTCCTCTTCGTCTTCGCTCTCCTCGTCGTCTTCCTCTTCGTCGTCGGATTCTTCTTCCTCATCCGACTCCTCGTCCTCGTCTTCCTCCTCGTCTTCTTCGGCCGCCTTCTTCTTCGCAGCCTTGCCCTTTTTCTTCTTGGGCTCGTCCTCTTCCTCGTCCTCCTCTTCCGCATCTTCCTCCTCGTCGTCGTCGTCGGACTCTTCCTCCTCGTCGTCCGACTCCTCCTCGGATTCGTCACCGTCTTCTTCCTCGTCGTCCTCCTCCTCGGCCGACTCGGCGTCCTCGACTTCGTCTTCATCGAGCAGACGGTTGATGCGCACGTTCTGGAAGTCGCCGTTGGTGACGAGCTTGATGCGGCAGACCGGCTTCTCCTTCTCGACTTCCTTCATGATGTTCGGGATGTCGGCTTCGAAGTCGTCGATCTGTGCGATGTCAAAGCCCATCGCCCGCAGATCGCGCAGGAAGTACGTCCAGCCGTCCTCGTTCACCAGACGCTGGAATGCCTTCTTGGTCTTGCCACGGTACTCGCCCTCGAGGAACTTCCACGAGGTGACGGCCTGCATGTTGCCGGCACTGCTGGGCGCGATCTCGAGCTTCGTGGCACGGGCGACGTACGACCCGTCCTCGAACTCCTCGAACCCCTTCGACGCATTGCTCGCAACGGTCTCGCGGAACTTGTTGGCCTTCTTGAGGAAGTCCTTCAGGTTCACCTTCTTGCCCTTGCCGTCGCCCTTGCTCTTCTGCTCTTTCGGTGCTTTCTTCGCCACGTTGCTCTCCTAGGGTAAATGGACTTGAGGGTCCGTCCTACTTCTTCAGCTTGAATGTCGTTTTCTTCTTGTCGCTCTTCGTGCGTCGCCGATCCTCTTCGACGACATCCTCCTCCGTAGTCGGCTCGTACCGATTGTGAAACGCGTCGTTGAAGTTCTTCCACGCCTCGGCGGCCGAGTGCCCCATGTCGATATTCTTGAGGCGTCGACCGTCTGGTGTGCGGAAACGATTCTCGAACCGGTGCCCGGCCGCCAAGTGCTCGTCGCCAGCGACAGTGAGCACCCGACGGTCGTCGTCGTACTGGTAACACGCGTAGATGTCGATCATCGGTTCGACCACCTCGCGCATCTGCTTCGGCATCGTCGGCATGATGCGGTCGTACTCGCCGCCCTCCCGACGGCGAATGCCCTGCTCGTTCGCGTGCGACAGCAGCACGACCCCCTTGCCGGTCTGCGTCAACGCGTTCATGAAGTCGGAGAGCTTCCGTCGGCACTCCGACCACCCCTTGCCCCACTCCGCATCGCCGAGCGCGTCCACCCCCAGGTCCAAGCAGGTGGCGACCTCGGCCAATCGATACAACAGATCGACCGTATCGATCGTGACGGTGCGGAACGACTTGTCCTTCTTCAACGCCCGCAGTACCCGTTCGGCTTTGAGCCACGTCTTCAGGTCCTCTTTGACCAGACGCAGTCCACGGTAGCCAACCTCGGTCGCGAGGTTCAGGTTCTTCGGGGCGTGCGACAGCATGCTTGTCTTGCCGATCTTCCGGTAGCCGTAGATCAGCACGAGGCAGTCTGACAGGTTGTCGACCGGCTCCGTGACGGACGACGGCAGCTTGTACGGACCACTGTCCTCGCCCCCGTCTTCGGTGCCGTGCTTCTTTTTCTTGGTCAACACCTTCTCGGTGCGACCGCCTTTTTCTTTCCTCACCACCGCCACGTTGTCCTCCTCGGCGAGCGCATCGGCCCACCCTGTTTCGATGTAATCTTCCGCTGCCACGTTACCGACGAGGCCGCAACATGCGACCACGACGTCGCTGCTGCACTTCGTCCTCCGACTCAAGACCGTACGCCACGCCGGTCTCATACAAGAGATCGTGCGGGTAGGTGCCGTTGGTAGCGATCCATTCGATCGCGCCTCCGCGCATCGCCTCGGGCGTCAACACCCAGAACGGCATCTGACGCGCCGTGTGCTGTCGCGGCAGTTTGTCCACGGGCCGATACTCGTGATACAGGTAGCTCGGCTCCGTCTCGGTCGAGACCCCGTGGATGGGATGGTCCTTCGGGTTCTCGCAGTTGGCGCAGCGCTCGTACGGGTTCGGCCACTTGCCGTCCGCGGGCCAGCTCTCGAGACCGGCGAAGGCCGCACGCTTCTGCATGTCGCTGTGCGACCCGAGGTAGCGCCCGAAGATCGGCGGGCACTTCATGTTGACCTCGCGTTGCATAAGCTGGGCCACGCAGTTCACTTCCCAGTCCATGATGTGCTCGAGACGGTTGCCCAGCACCCCTTTGAGCGCGACGTAGTTGTAGTCGCAGTGGATGTAGGTCTGCGTGCCCATCCACAGGACTCGTCGCGCATCCTGCCACGGAATGCCGGCATCGACCAACGCCGCGTACAACGCCTTGCCCTCGTCCAGATAGGCTTGGATGGCGCCACGTAAATCGTTGGCCCGGTCCTGCTGGTTGATGAACGACTCGATCGGCGTCCAGTCGGAGATGCAGACCTCGCGGCCGGTGACCACGGTGGGGTAAGGACCGCCGGGGCCTTCCGGGATACGGGCCGCCCCACGCTTCGCCTCGTCGGCCTCACAGGCGCGTGTAATGGTTTCTGGCATGGTCCAACGCCGGTGCCGCCAATCGTTGTCGCGGCCCCCGTGTTGCATGAACCCGGCCCCGACCCGTGTGCGCACGATCTGGTGGGTCTCGGCACGGCTGCACCCGTCGACGCAGAACGAGAACGTGAACCGTTCCAGTGCCTGCTGCAACGTCTTCCCGGCGAAGCACATCTCGACGTAGGCTTGCTGGTCCGGCTCGAGACGGCACCAGCCCGTCTTATGCTCCCAGGAGTTGATATGCTTGACGTGCTCCAGGTAGCCGCCATTGAACCCGCACGCACGATCGACCGTGCGGCTCGGGTCGTCTCCCCAGTTGCTGACGAGCGAATCGTACAGCGACGGGAACATGTTGGTCTCGATCTGCGGCCAGTTGTCCAGTGTCACCACAAGCGACTCCGGCCCGCGGACCACGTCCGTGGACGGCATCTCGCCGGTGTGGACCGCATGGGGGCGGTGTTTGGCATCTGCGTAATCGGGCATGGTGGGTCTCCTACTCCTTCTCGTTGAAACGCAACTCGCCGAGGGTACGGACGAGTGTGAACGGTTGAATCTGCTCCGGTGTAAGTCCGAGTGTGGTCTCCCGCCGAAGCAGATAACACGGGATACCGAGGCGAGCGAACCCAGCCAAGTGGTTGGGGTCATCGTCGACGACGAGCTTGATCTGATGGTGCACGTTGTCCTGCAACATGCGCTCCGTTTTGTTGGACGCCCACCACAGATAGTCGAACGGGAGTTTGTGATCCTGCAGCCACAGCAACGTGTCCGTGTACAGGTTCGGGTATTGGTCGATGGGACGAGACGTGAGCAGGATGATCTTCAACCCCTGCTCGCGCAAGTGTCCGAGGAACGCGGCCGCATCGTCGAATGCCGGCAGCTGTCGCTTGGCCCCGGAGACCCGGAACTCGTGTTTGATGTTCTGCCAATCGCTCTCGTCCAGTTCGAGTGCGTCTCCGTTGATCCACAGCGCATCCCGCTCCACGTTGTCGATGCGTCGCAACAGTTTCCGTTGGTAGGGGAACTTCGACCGAAGATACGCGCACATGCCGCCGATAAAGTTGCACAGCACTTGGTCGATGTCCACGACCGCGCACGGCCCCGTCAACTGTCCCGACCACTCCTCGGAGTAGCGCTGGCGCACCACCGCGGTCTTCCGCCAGTAGGCTTCGATAGCCCGCTCCGGAGTGAACCCGTGGATCTGCAGCAACGACATCACACACTTCAGGATGTCCGCGAGCTCGTCGTCGAGATGCGCTTGGTTGTCCCGGATGGCGGGCCGTCGATGCTTCTTCCATTTCATGGCGCGCAGGAGCTCGTGCAACTCTGACTCCGTGTTCAGCACGAACTCGCTAGTCTGGGCCGCCAGCTCCTCGGTGTTCTTGGGCTGCTGCCGGAACAGCGTATTGAACGCCCGCTGGTCCTCCCAGATGTCGCGCAGGGCCTTGCCCAGCATGGCGTCGTCCATCGTCGGCATCACATCACACCCCCACGCGACTCGTAGACCGAGATGTGTCGGGACATCGCCCACGTCCGCACCGCCCGGTAGGACTCGTGCGCCAGTTCGTCGGTGCGCCACCGGGCGAAGCGTCCGAACATGAAGATGTCGAAGATCTCCAGCGACGCGATGCTGGTCTCCGTGTGCTCGTTGGGGTAGATCTTGCCGGGCACTACGCCGAAGCCTTCGACCCCGAATGCGTTGCGGTCCAACGACTCGCGAAAGCATTTCCCCTCGCGCCACGTCTCTCGGTACCACGGCACCTTCGGGTTCGAAATGTAGTTGACCCGCATGCCGTTGTTCCACATCGACGGGTGCTGCGCCTTCCACCACGGCAGTTCGCTGGTGTGGAAGAAGATGGGCCGGTAGCGCAACGTGTTCGCCATCGCGTCGTAGGCCCCGTGGCGCATCAGCCGCAGGAACGCGTAGAGGGGAATGGTGGACAGCAGGTAGTCGTAGTGCTCCTGTCGGCCGCCCGCCATCAACAGCGTGCGCGTGTGTCCGTCGATGCATTTGATCTTCTGGTCGTACTCCACCCGGTCCGGCGGCAGGGTCACCGAGTACCCTCTCATGCGACGTGAAAACTGCGCTCGCCAGTCGCCCCCGTCAAGTTCTTTCCCCACGCGGGCCTTGTAGCGGGCTACACGTTCGTCGGTCGCGGTGCGTCCGTCGACCAGTGTCGTGACGTTGAACTCCTCGTGCTCGTCTGGCGAGAATCCCTGCAACGGTTCCCACAGGTACTGCGGCCCGAGCATGCGGGAGCTGACCGTCGGTGCCTCCTTTCGCCAATCGAACACACGTGCCGACGGCAGCACGCTGTGGATGAGGCGGCCGAGGAATCCTCCGCCGACGATAATGATACGTGGATGCGCCGCTCGTAGGGTGGTCATCGTTATACGTCCTCCAACTCTCTGAACACTGTCTTCCGTTTTGCATGGCGACTGAAATCGCCGTTGGCACAGATGGGAAGGAACCCACACGTGCCGTATTTGTTCTCGCAGTGGTTGTCGTTGTCGTAGTGCGGGGCCTCCCCTCGGAACCACTTGATGAAATCCTCGAGCACCGCATCGCGCTTCTTCAACTCGCGTGCGAGATCCTTCTTGTCGATGGACATCTTCAGCCGAATGAAATAGTGCTCCGGTCGCTTCGACACGTCCGCTGCCACACGGGCCGCGAACACCGGCAACGACTCCCCCTTCTTCGGCGCGAGGTTTGGTTTCCGTACGATGTTGTAGAGCACACCCCCCGGCGTCTTGTTCTCCATCGCGAGGATAGCGCCGAGATACATATTGACTTGGATGTTGCGCGGCAGGACATCCACCAGATTGGATTCACCCTGCTCGCCCAGACGTGACTTGGTCTTTGTCTCCAGCAGCCACGTACGGTTGTCCTTGTCGGGATTGAATCGTCCGTCCATCTTGCCTCGGAAGAAGGTGTTCAGCCATCCGAAGACCGTGGTGGGGACTTTGAACTGGTGCTCCAAGGACAACCACTTCACTTTCGTGAGGTCCTTGTGCCAGTAGGAGAAGTATACAGGCAGGATGGCGTTGGCCAAGAGGATGCACATGTCCAACGCTTGCAACGTCTCGGGGGCCGCCTTGGGGTTTTCTGCGCGCCACTGCTTCTCGATACGCAGCGTCACCTTCTTGATGTCCTCGCGTTTGGGGAGCGAAGTCAACTTGCGCTCTTGGATCTGGGTGTAGAAGATCTCGAGCGCTGCGTGGATCACCGTGCCGAAGATCGAGCTCGGGCCCACGCGAGTGTCTGTCCATCCCAGCAACGATAGCCGGGCCGCCTCTCGGCAGTTCTTGAACGTCTGCAACAACCCCTGCGTCACGCCGTCGCGCTCGGGGTTATAGAACGCGGGGTCGATGCCGTGGGGGTTCGCCGGGGGCACCACGGTCCTTGGTTTGACCAGCTTCAGTTTCATTACCCGTTCTCCGGATTCCGACGTGCGGCTTTCTCGCGCGCCTGACGCAGCATGTCCTTGGCCGTGGCGTAGTTGACCTTGAACACCTTCTGGATTTCCGAGATCGCATCACCGTCATGCTCGACGGCATTCGCGATCGTGTTGATACGAATGGCCTCCGACTTCGTCATAGCTTCTCCTCGAAGAGGTCCAGCTGCCTGGACCGGTAGAATGTCATCGTTGTGCGGTGCACCAAGATCGCCACGTTCCTTCTTGTATCGCCTCGCTCCGCCCCGTCGCACAGCAGACACTTGGAGCACGTGGTGCGGTGTCCGCCTTCGTCGCTGGCAGGGCAGAGGGTCTCGTCGTGCATCAGAGCACTGTCGTCCGTGCGCACACGGAACGTGCGGTAGCCCTTGGCCAATGCCTCACGCTGCTCCGCTTCGGTGTCCACGCTGGCCATGCAGATCTCGCGCATCTCGAGAGCGCACGTGCGCCAATGGTGGGTGTAGGCGGTCCACCCCCGAGCCCGCCGCAGGAGTCCCCGCCACCAGTCGACCGGCACGGCTGCAGGGTCCCCATAGGCCCCAATGCGCAACAGCCCGTCCCGCACGGCGTGCGACACCCGAGGCATGGCGGCCGCCGAGAGGTCCTCGTAACGCCCCGCCCGCCACGCCCGAAACACGGCGGCAGGGGCGTGGGCCACCGTCACGTAACAGGAACGCTGAAGGCCGTTAATGCCTCGGTGGGCGCAGTCCCCGCAGATCGCCCGGTCGTCGCCGTCGCGCACGGCCACCAGCGGATGCTTGTCGGTGCGGAGGATCCACAGCTGCGTCATGGGGCCGGTCTTCCGGTTGGCCGAGTCCTCGGTCGCAATGACCATAATGGTGGCTTCGGGATCCAACAGCGATGCGCCGCGATACAAGATCTTCATGCCTCCTCCGGCCGGGGCGCAAACAGCCCACCATACTGCAACACGCGATCGAGACGGTTGCCCTCGGGCGTCCGCCATGCCAAGTGTTCCGGGTTCCAGCACCATGCGTTGATACATTCGACGTGGGCCGCCTCCAACCCTTCACGATCGGAGAGCGGCACTCCGTCAACCAACGACAGTGCCACACGCGCCACGTGCACCACGGGACTGTCTTGGTGCGGACCGAGCCACACCACCGGACGCGACGGCCCCTTCTTCTTGCCCCGGTGCACCTTCTGGGAGTGTGCTCCCACCCAGCGCCAGCATCCGTTGGGTTCAACGCGCAGATGCGCCCGCATCCGTTCGATGAGACCGCCCTTGCCGCGAATGCGCTTGAACGTTTCCTTCTGTTTCTTTCGTCCCCGGCGTTTCATTCACCCCTCGAAAGATGGATGACGGGGATGCCGGCAGCACGCGCATACCGCACAGTGGCCCACGTGCCGGAGCGAATGATTTCTTCGTCGGTCGCCGGTGCTGCGATCAGGATCTGTGAGGCGGCAACGATCTTCCGGTTCCGTCCAAGCGGATCGCGACCAGCCGGAAAGCAAACGGCATCAACACGGGGGACAAAGAGTTTGACGAGCGATGCAGCCTGACGGTCGGCACCGATTGCTCCGCCGTGGTTGAACGTTTTTGTTCCACCAAGGATGGACCGGAGCAGCAGTCGGAGCTGCATCTTCTGCTCGTGCGACATCCCCTGCCTCGTGCCGGTGAACCCGACCGACTGAATGTAACGCATCAGAACCTCCCCTGCGCCCACATGCCGATACCCACAGCGTCCCACGCATCCTTCTCGATGCCGAGGTCGTCGCACTGCTTCCGTCCAAGCTTCCGCCGCAGCCGATCGATCACGATGGTCTTCGGCAGCTGCCCTTTCCACTGGCTCGGCTTCACCAATCGAAAGTCCTTCGCTTGGCAGGACATGAAGTCGCAACACATCACGCCCACGAGGAACACCAACGACTGCAGGTCGCCGGTCTGCCAGCCCATCGCACGCGAGACACTGCCTTGGAACTCCGGCATCTCGCACACCACACGCGCCCCTACGAGTCCGTGCACCTCTTGCACGAGCTCCTGGGAGAGTGCCATCGCTCGCTCCGGCAACGTGCCCTTGCGGGGTGCGCCCACAAGGCCGACACGCACCAGCCGACTCCCGCGCCAGTAGGCGTAGCCGGTGCTGCCGAGTCCCGGGTCGATCGACATCAACACCTCACCGGGCGGCATTGCGATCTCCTCCGTCACACCACTCCGGACTCAGCCACGACCGTTCGCAAGACCAGCTGAGTCTCGGCGCACCCGTGCGTGTGGAGTACAAACCGTTTGGTCGGTACCCCATACGCGTCCCACATCGGTAGCAATACTTGGCACGTAGATGCAACCGGAGCAGGAGCTTCCCGAACCACAGGAAGATTTTAACGCGCATTGCGGCCCCCCAGTCGCGTCTTGATGCCGCCGTCTTCGTATTTCAGAATCGTGGACCACGGTGTCATCGGGTCCGACAGTCCCATGTAGATGGGGAAGTCGCGACACAGTGCTTGCGTGGACATCGTGTTCTTCGAAATGCGATCGGCGATCAGTCCCTGACCCCCCGGCTCGTAGCGGGCCTTGGCGAATGGCGCATCGGGGCAGACACGGAACTGCCGGATGCCCTGTTGGATCATCCACATGACGAGGTGCCGGTCCTCGTAACAGTAGACGTCCTTGGGATGCTCGTAGTCGGCATACAGATCGCCCGGCACTCCCCACAGCATCATGGAGATGCGAGGGTAGCTGCGCAACCCACCAACGACTTCGGCACCTTCGACCTTGTCCTTATCCCAGTGCGCCGCGGTGCCGTGCATGCCGGCCATGATGACCGTCTGCCCACTCCACTTTTGATACGCGTACCACGCGCACACGAGGTTGTCCAACGCCTCGCGTGTGTAGGTGGCGTTGTCGTCCGTCTGGATCACGAGGTCGTAGCGCTCCGGCTGACAGGCGCGACGAATCAACTCGCGCGCCCATCCTACGCTGCCACCAGGATTCTTCACCGGCACGAGCTTCGCCTTCTTCGGTCGCAGCCAGTCGTACTCGGGATTGCGGTGGGACGGGGCGTGGTCCACACCGATGAAGACGCCGGGGGCGTCCAGGTAGCTCATCTTTCGTTGCCACAGGCGCTGCATACGAACGCCCCGGCCCCGTGTCGGGATGCAGACGGCGTAACGGATCTTCGTACCTTTATGAGTTGCGATCATCTCGAGCTCCTGACGCGATGTCGAGCAGGGCCGCGACCATCGGTATCTCGATGCCGTGCACCACTCGGGTAATGTATTGGTAGGCGTACTTGAAACGCAACAGATCGCGCAGCACGATGCGACAGTCGGCCGGATTGAGACGGCTGTTCATGGCTGCGTCGGCAACTTCGGTTGCATACGGCACCACGAGAGTGGAGGCTCCCGACAGAGTCGTGCACAGGGCCGTGAGCGGGGTCATGTTCAACGCCCGCAACCGATCGGCGTTGTCATCCAACGTCTTGATCAGGTCGCCCGTGATCTCCATCAGCAATTCGACCTGCGCGTCTGCTAGCGCCGCCTCGGCAGTGTCCGGACTCGCCGGCATCTTCGCTTTTGTTTTGAGATCCGCTTCGTGCCACAACTCGAACAGTGACTTCATTTCTTCCTCCGACCCGAACCGACGCGACGTAGTTTCCGTAGGCGGTGGCCGTCGCTGACCCTGCGCCCATCACAGAACAGAAAACACTCGTGACACGTAAACTTCTTCCACGACACCTTGTTGAAACACCCCCGGCACTGACACCGAAACCGCGACGGAGGAAACTTCCACCGCTGCTGCTTGCGCCATGCGACGGTCATCCGAGTCGACTCAGCACCACGACACCGAGCGCCACGAGCACAACGAACCCGCCCAGCCCGATCTCGAGCAGACGACCACCGTTGCCGAAGACATCGTCCGCGGTCACACGATCGCCCTTGCCCCACAGCCACCCATGACCCACGCACTTGATGATCAGCAATCCAAACACCTCGAACATCACGCCACCTCCCCCGGCGACAGCCGCGTGATCTTCGCGAGACGGGCCGCCACACTGGCCGCCATGGCTTGCGAGAACCGTTTGCTGTCGATCTGTTTGCTCTGCAACGCTTCGACCACATCCTCGTCCGATGTCCCGATGGTGACCAAGTCGATCACCGTGACCGGGTCCCTCTTCTGGGGATGAATGATCCGGTCCTCCGACTGTCGGCGATCTTCGTGCTCGTACGTGTTCGAGTAGTAGAGCTCGTAGTTCGCTCTCGAGAGGTCCCACCCGAACTGCCCGAGCGCCACTTGCATCAGCAGCACGCGGGTGTGCCCGTCCTGGAATCGATCTTGGATGACGGAGCGTTCGCTCTTCGGCATCTTCAGCCCGCCGTGGACCCGTTCGACCTTCACTTTCTTGCGCGTCAGATACTCCCAGCAGTAGTCGATCTCTTGGTTGAATCGGAACCACACCACCACGCTCTCACGCGGCAGCTCTTCCGTCAGCACCTCGTGCAACAGTCGTGGCTTGCCGTCGTCCAACAGCACACCATCCTCGGTGGGCGAGAACCCCCCGGCGATCTTCTGCATCCACGTCTCTTTGACGGGGGCCCACTTCGTCTCCGTGCCTTCGTACTCGTATGACTTGGCCACCTGCTTCAGTGCGCGCATCTGCTTCGGTCCCATGGGGACACTGCGCATCTCGTAACTCTTCTTGCTGCCGATGCCCGCCTTGGCGCGTGTGAGGATGAAGCTGTTCTGGTGGACGAACGCTTTGATGGCGTCGAGGGTTCCCTTCTTCGGATACCACTGCCCGGCAAACGCCCCGGCGGAGAAGTAGCGGTGCCGCCATGCCCAGAAGTTTGTGTAGCCCATGCAATGTCCAAGGGTGAACTGGAACTGCGTGAAGAAATCCATGGGCGACTCCGGGTTCGGTAGGCCCGACAGAATGGCCCGCAGGTCGGCCTCGCCCCGGTTGAGTAACGTCTTCGTGATCTGTGCCTGTGGGTTGCGAATGCGCGTGCTTTCGTCCACGATGATGGCATCCCACGGCCAGTCCAAGAGATCGGGGGCCACACGCAGTCCTTCGAAGTGCAGCAGGAACCACCCTTCGGCCTTGCGACGCACCAGCCCACGGACGGTGTCACCGGCTCGGGCAAACAAATCGTCGTAGCCTTCAGGAGCCTCTACGATTCCTCGTTCCCACTTCCACCGGGCCGCTGCTTCGCGGTCCTCCGTCGGCATGTTGCACAACATCGTCACGGTCTCACCGTGCCGGCGCAGGTGGCCTTCCCAGTTGCGTGTGCCCACGAGGGTGTTCCACGGGGCCAACAGCAGGATACGCCGGGCACCTTTCTCGCGGATCCACTTCATGGTCACGTAGGTCTTGCCGACACGCATCTCGAGGAACAGGGCGATCCGGTCGCGCGTCTTCGCATACTGGAAGACGGGACGCTGATGCGGCAGCAGGGTGATGTCGGTCATGGTTGGGCATCCATCTCTTCGCCCACGGGGTAAATCAATTCCGCACGCGGGCCTTTGTCAGTGTCCGTTGGTTCGAACTGCAACGGCATGCCTTCGGTCACTTCGTGAATCCGAAGACGGCGCAGCGCACTACGGTGCGCAAAATAGTCCACGGTGCCTTGGTTCACTTCGACACGAATGAAGAAGAACCCTCGGTCGTGGTTGATGTTCACGGCGTTGCCGATCACTGTTCCGTCTCCTCTCAAAACACGTAGAGACCGGGGGCTGGCGCGATGCCAACCCTCCGGTCTGTCTGCCGTGGGCGTCTGTGCCTCAGGCGCTGGCGGAGTCGCCCGACGCCGCTGCCTCCTTGACGATGAGCCGGACCTTCTTCTTGCCGGTCTTCGCCTTGGCCTTCGCCGGGGCCGCTGCCGCCTTCTCGCCATCGCGCACGATCTCGATGGCCCCCTTCTCGGCGAACTGACGGAGGAGCGACAGCACCATGCCACGCGGATCCTGCTTGGTCTGCTTGTTGAGACCCAGCTTGTTGGCCGCGTCCGTGATCTCCGACGCCGTGCCACGTTTCACCTGCCGCACCGCCTTGTAGATGGTGGCGGCGATTGCGCCCGTCGGTTCAAGCTTGAGGGCACGCTTGAAGACGTACGACTGGTTCCACGTGCGGGCTGCGGCTTCCTTCTTGCTCTGTTTCTTCGACATGACTTCTGCTCCTACTGAAATGGCGAGGGCCTCCGCCTCCGCCTGTTGACGTTGCCTACGACCTTCACCCGCAGCGAAGTGCTCAGCCATTGCCGTCTCACGGACGGTGCATTGTTCGCAGCCGATCTTCACCCACAGATGAATCTTATTGGGACGCACACGGATCAACGTGTGGCCGCATTTCAAATCGATGACATCATGTCCATGCTTGCGCATCCGCGCCCGCTCTCGCATGACGGCACCCTGTGCCGGGTCCCGGCGTTCCAACTCCCGGAGCTCGTCCTCCGTCTTGGGATCGAAGTGCGTGACCCGCCGCACCTCGCGCATCATGAGTTTCATTTCCGTTTCCTCGGGCCCAGCACCTCGAAGATGCTTTTGGTTTCCGGGAACGGTCCCTCGGTCTCCACTTCGATCGTGGCCGACAGCAGGACCACGAGCTCGTCGCGACGTGCGATCAGCGCATCGAGCAACGCCAGTGCATCCTTCCGGGAGATACGATTGGGCGTGCTGTCGATGATGCCGCCGATCTTGTCTTCGACGTATTGCAACACATCGGACAACCGATCGAACGTCACCTCGTTGAATCGATATCGTTCGAGGCGCACGATCTCATGCTTCGTCCTCATCCTCGCCTCCGCTTCAGTTTCACGAACAGCACACCCTGCTTCGGTTTCCACGCCGTGATGGGACGCCAGTCGGGCCGCACCTGCGGCACCGGCATCGGCTTCGGCCGCCGATAGCGGTTGGTGGCCAGACGCGGCGTCACCCCGGCCCGGTCTGCCAACTCCAACACCAGCATCTTCACGCGACGGGCGTCCGTGGGCCACATCCACAGGGGCCAGTCGCTGCGCCAACGTTTCTGCCAGTCCCGCTCTCGCGACAATGGGTCGAACCACTGCAACCCATCGCGCTCCAACATCTCGGCATCGCCCAGCTGGAGAGCAAGGGCGTCACGGGCAGACACCACACCAGCGGCTGGGTAGCGGAGACGCGGGCCCATGCACAGGCACCACGTCCCCTTCTCCACGCCGGTCAGCCACCGGAACAGCGGCCGACGTTTGACCCGCACCTTCATACGACCACGCAGTTCTCGCACGCGTCGCATGCGAAGAAAGGTTGCAGGGACGAGTGGCCATGTCGCACCGAGACGACGTGACCCTGCTGAAATGTCATCACACCCTTGCACTTGTGACACGGCAGTCGAATCGGTTCAGCCAGCTTGCACTTCAACATCGTCTCGAGCTCGTCCTGTTCCACGACGACCGATCGCGCCTTGCGGATCCCGAGCCACGGCAAGATGCGCACCTCGCAGAGTGCTTTGCATCGATGGTCCAACCCCCGCACACTGGCGAGATACAACGTGCGCACCACGACCACATACAAGGTGCGCTCGCGCCCTTCGTATGGCATGGTGACACGAAGTGCCTGACCCACGAGGCGTGGTTTCAATCCGACTCCTGCCAAAATTGCCGACCCAACCGACCCGAGCCGACCCGAGCCCCGACCAATTCGGGGCGGAATATTATCCCTCGAAACGGAACGAAAAGGGGAACTTTTTTCTCGGCCCGGTATTTCCCGTGCGGCTCGCGCAGGTCGGCTACGCTTCTTTTTTCTCGGGTTGGACATTTGCGTCCTCCATCGTGAGATCCAATTGCTCCAACACGCGGCCCGTTGGGCTGCAGAGTTGCACCGTATCGTCACCGAGCCAGCGTGCATCGTAGACACGCTTGCTCTGAATCGCCAGCGATGCTTGGTCGATCATGAACAAGATCGCCCGCGTCATGAACTTGAACTCCGTGCGCTGTGGCGCGAGCGACTGCTTCGGCCACGTTTTGGTTACGATGTACACGCTAGCCATTTTTGCTCTCCTGGAAAATCGTCGAAAAATTTTTCTGACGGGAAACCTTCGACCGAAGATGACGGAGGAATTTGTATCGCGCCAACATCATCGCATACAATTTCGGTTCCGGTAGTCGCCCTCCAAACATTTTCCTTACGCGTCTCCGCCAATTAAAAAACGCTCTCTTCTCTCTCGGTTGCTTTGCCCACCACTTCTTTCGATGGTATCGATTTCGTTCCGGATTTTGATCCCGCCACCGGCGCATCGCTCGTGCGCACTTGTCCGGATTGATCCGTCGATATTTTTTTGCCTCACGCAGCATCCTCTTTTGATGACGTTTGTAAAACGCTCTCTTCTGGGAGAGGAGCTTGCTGCGGTGCTTGGCTCGCCACGCTCGGCCGTGATTCCGGTACCACTCCTTGTGGTATGCTCGGACGTGGGCTTTGTTTTTTCGATACCATCGCCGATCCCACATCGCCTTCTTTTTTCGATTCTTCCGTTTCCACTGTCGCTCACGTTCGCGCACCCGCTGTCGCTGCTCGGGCGACATGCGCTGACTGTAAGCTTTGGCGTATCGAAGAGCATGCGCGCGATTTTTCTTGTACCACTCCCGACGATACCGTTGCTTTACAGTCAGCGCCATGGCCCGTCCTCCTACTCCAATTGGTCTTTGACCAGTTCACGAAGCACCGTCGGCAGTTTCGCTGCAGCGACGGCAGTCGCCAGTCGATTCGACTCGGCCGCTCGCACACGAGAGTAGCCACCGATCGCCGATGCCCCGAGTTTCGCTCGGTTCAAACGATTCGGATCGGTACCCTTGTAGGTGAAGAACGAAATCAATTCGTCCGCACCCAATTCGGCTGCATGCTCGAACTTCTCCATCCGTTTCTTGTCCGTCGGTTTCATTGGTCTCTCCTCTGCCGGAAGACCCGTCCCGGCTCGGTCTTTCAGAACCCATTAACGCCCCAAGGCGTGGGGCGGTCCCAAAGGCGGGGGCAACCGGCCCCCCGACCCCCTGTAGACCGCCCTAATTGCCGCTAACCGACCCGTTCTCCCTCTCCCGGCCCACGCCCCGGCCCCGGTTTACCGAAGCACCGAGAGCAGGTGGGCGAGCAGGGCGCGTCGCTGCTGGGGGAGCATGCGCTTGGCCACCTCGCGGAGTTGCCCCACTGTCAGGCTGTCCAATTGCTCCCCAGCATCCTTCCGTTCGCGATCGTGCGTGTCCTTCTGCACCTGCGCGGCCACGTCCTGCGCCAGCCACTCGGCCCGGTGGTTCGCGATCGCCGGGGCGTACCCCTTGTACGCATACGTGCCGCGTGTCACGCTGGCGCCATCGCCGGTGCGGTCGACTTTCACTTCGTACTGGCCGCCGATCACATCGCCGACGATCTTCTTGTTGTAGTTCAACTGCCGCTGCTCCGCATCGAGATGCGCGTAGCAGATCTTCTTGTCCACGGGATCGAAGCGACGGCCGATGTAGATCCAGAGCTCCGAGACGCGTTTGTCTTCAGCCACGGCGATCTCCTCTCCGATACAGATCCTGAAACACTTCCTCTTCGCGACGGCGACGTGCCAGCACGAGGAGCAACACGACAACGATCAGCAGCACACCGATGCCGCCGTAGCCGATCACGAGACGCATCCGTTCAACGATTTCAGCGATCTGTTGGTCCATGGGGTCCTCTCAATATTTGGATTCCGTAGCGGACCCGACGCTTGGTCCGTACGGCGTAGTGCGAAAACTTACTGGGCCGATTGTCCCACGCCAACTGCGACGCGTACAGACGCGCCTCACGCAGCAGGTCGAAGAGCACCGG